TTACTTCCGCGCCCGGCGTGGGTGGGAAACGTGGTTGTTCTTTGCGATCTGGGCCTCTTCCATCGCTTCGACGCCGGTCCGGATATCCTCGACCAGAACGTGGGCGTAGCGCATCGTCGTCTCGATGCGGGAGTGGCCGAGCTGCTTCTGGGTGAGCTTGAGGTTCCCGGTCGCCCGGACGAGCCGCGTGCCCATGGTGTGCCGAGTGTCGTGCCGCCGGAACCCCTCCGCGATCCCGGCATCGCGGACGTGCCGCCGCCAGTGCGACTTGAACCCGTTGTCGGTGATCGGATGTCGCTTCGGTTCGAGCGGCTTGCCGTCCGGCCCCTTGCCCGGGCGCGCCTCGGCGTAGGTGAACACGTGTGTCGGGTGGTGGCCGACGGCCTCATCGATGATCGCGAGCTGCCGCGGGGTGAGCGGCATCGTGTAGAACCGGGCCTGCCCGTCCTTGCCCTTGTTCTTGATGCGGACGAGCATGCTGAGCCGGTCGACCTGGGCCCAGGTCAGCAGCGCGCCCTGGGCGCGGCAACCGGTGGCGATCATGAACCGGAAGAGCCGGCCGTAATCGGGGCCGAGCGCCTCAATGATCCGCTTCTCCTCGTCGACGCTGGCCTCGCGGATGCGCTCCTCGGGCTCACGCAGCCGGAAGTCGCCCCACTTCGGCGACATCACCGGGTAGCCCCAGACCTCCCGGGCGCGCAGGAAGAGCTTGCGGAGCGGGTCGACCGCGTACCTGTTCACCGTCGCGTTCTGGACCGTGTCGCTGGGGATCTCGCGCAGCCGGCGCGAGTCCTTGTCCCGCACGACCCGGATCCCGCGCCGACGCGCAACCATCTGGGCGATCTTCTGGCCGGTGATTTCGGTGAGCAGGGTGTCCTCGCCGAAATGGTCCATGATCCACTCCAGGGACCGCCACGTCGTCGCCGGGACAGCATGGTGCTTGCCGACCTCTTCCCAGTAGAGCGCGACCACCACCGCCATCGTCGGCGGCTCCTTCCCGCCCCACTCCTGACGCTGTTTCTTGACCGCCGCCCGATTCGCCTTGGCTTCGGCCTTCAGCTGCTTTTCGGTGAGCTGCGCGGCACGCCGCTCAGTCTGGCGCGTAGAGAGGCGATATCGGTCACCTTCGATCCAAAACTCGCACCAGTAGGCCGACGCGTCGGGACGCTTATAGACGGACATTCCGAACGCCTCTCGTCGTAGAGGTAATCGAGCAGGTCGCTGAGCAGGAATCGGCGGAGCTTCCGCTTCTCCCCGGTCCCCCGCAACACGTATTTAATTCGGCCCAGGTCGACCTCGCGGCGGAGGGTCTTCTGGTCCATCTCCAAGGCGAAGGCGGTCTCCTGGAGGGTGAGGGTCGTGCGCCCGTCGAAGGCCGCAGCGAGGCGGCTCGGCACCGGCAGACGTTCCGTCATGGCTGCTCCCCTCCCCGCTCCTTCAGCCTTGCTTCGTCGAAATCAGCCAATGCCTGACGGCCAGCGTCAGTGATGCGGACGGCGCGCGACTCGCGCGGCGCCATCTCGGCCCAGCCGCAGCTCACCAGCCGCGGAATGAGGGTGTCCCCGTTCCAGGGGATCAGCTTCACGTATGCGAGCTCGAGGAGCGGCACGAAGAAGGGGCCGCGGTCGATGCGCTGGAGCAGCTGCACGTGCTCATCCTGAATGACCACGAAGGTCTCACCGGCTGCCACGGATGGGACTATGGCCGCCGTCGAGATGGTCGAAGGCTGACCCGGATCATCAGCAGCCTCCCGAGCCTGGCCGGGGTGAAGGCCTGGGCCAGCGGCAGCGATGACCGCGGTTTCAACCCGTACCCAGATCGCCTTCACGTCCGCGGGCAGGCTGTCCCACGGCTCCACGTCGCGCGTGCTGGCGTGGGCGAAGCGGGCCTCGTAGGCGATGCGGCCGGGGTCTCGGGTCATCGTCCACCTCCACAATTCAAGCCTGCGCAACCGAGCTGCTGGAAGCTGTGACTGGCATCGCTCGCGGCGGTCGCATTAGTGCTCCAACGCACCTCGGGAGCCCATAGCGAGGAGTAGGCCGAATACTCAAGCGAGGGAGTATTCCGATGAGTACAATCGATCTTCGCCGATCCAATTCGCGCATTTTTATGGGCTTTTTGGGGTCCTGCGTTTTCGTTGCGGTGGCTCTGTGGCTGGTTCTGGTTCGACCCAATGTTGGCGCTGATACTATAATCCCTGGCAGCTTCCGAGATTACGAGATGCGCACCGGCGCAGTGTTCTTCGGGCTTTGCGCGGTCATGTGGGGGCTGAAGCTGTTCCAGTCCGATCCCGTCATTTCTGTCGGTCCGCAAGGCATCTATGACCGTCGTCTCTCGACGGACTGGATCCCCTGGGAGGTGATCCGTGCCATCAAGCCGGCGCAGTTCTGGATGAGCAGCTACTACCGCCTGGAGATCGATCCCGAAGCTTCTGCGCGCATCCAGTGGACGAGACGAGCTCGCTTCGCGTCCTGGCTGAACAGCATGTTCGGACGGCGCTTCCGGATCAGTGGTGCCGAACTGAGCGGCGGCTTCCCTGCACTGGCAGAAGCGATCGGGCGCAGTCGGCCGAACCGCTGAGAAGTGGCTGACCCTCTTGTCCTGGGCGTAGACGCGGCGGGTCATCGAGAGCCCTCCTTCCAGAGCATCGGCTGAGCGTGATCAGGGATGCGCGAGCGGCCCCGCGCCATCGGATGGATCGGTGAGCCGTCGGCGGTCAGCCCGAAGCAGTGGACGTCGGGCCATGGCGCTTCGCCGGTGGTGATCTCCTCGAGGGTGAGTGAGTCGGTCATGGCTTGGACGTCCGACCCGCGCGGCCTACGATCTGATGCGCGAAGACCGATGGAGCTGTGATTGACGAACCTAGGAGCGCTCGACCGTGCGAAGGCCGAGATCGACGGCGCGTTCGCGCGAGCACGGGAAGAGGTATCGGCGTCCACCACGGCGCTGGAGGAGGCGAACCAGCGCACCTTTGCCGTCAGGTTCGTACTCACGACGGCACTCGCGAGCCGCCGGTGGTTCCGGTTCGACCGCAAGGCGTTTGAAGCTGCAATCGCCGAGGCGATCAAGGCGACACCGAACGAAGGGCCGAAAGCCGTCTGGCACGAGGTGCTGAAGACCGAGTCGCAGCGCGTTTTTGAGATGAACCCGTAGGCCCAGCGCATCACGCGGCCCCCCGCGTCGCAGCGGCCTCGCGGCGCACGGCTTCCTCAAGCGCCTCGGTGGCGGCACGCTGGGCGGCGCGATCAGCCATGACGCACCTCGCCAAAGCTGGGCTGGCGGAGGACGGCGGCGAGGAGCTTGCGCTTCATGCCGCCGCTCCCTCACCGAGCGCCGCGCGGGGCTGCGTTACCCTCGTCCGCGTCGACCACCGCCCGATCTCGGCGTAATCAGCCCCGCGCAGGATGTGCCACGCCCCGCGGTGGCCGCCCCGATGGTCATGCTCAGACCGATGTGAGACGCGGGAGCGGAGAGCACTATGGCGCGTGACGGATCTGATAGTGCGTGGCGGGCGGCGGAGGTTGAGAAGAAGGCCGCAGAGCTGCTGTCGCAGGCAGCTCTCCTGCACCGCGAGTTGGCCGGGCTCGGCGGACCCACAGCGCGGGAGTCGGATGAAGTCGCCGAAGCCAATGAGCGGACCGAAGCGGTGCGTTCGGTCCTGATAGCGCTCCTGAGCACGCTCGGTCCGCGAGCGATCAACCGACAGGCGTTCCAGGAAGCGGTGCGCAAGGTTGCCGCGGGTGTGCCGGACAAGGGTCCGCAGGCCGTCCGGCACGCGGTGATCTTTGAGGAAGCGCGCCGCGTGCTCGGCGTGAGGGCGTAGGTCCCGCGACAGGGTATGAGGGTGTGGCGCGTTCATGCCGCCACCCCTTCGCCCCTCGCCGGGGCGCGCCGCTTCGTGCCGCGGTGCCGCTGGGCCCAGATCCGGACGTCGTCGTAGGTCGCCGCGTGAAGGACGCGCCACGCGTGCCGGAGCTGGTCGAGGTTGAGGTGGGCGAGAAGCCCCTCCTGGTCGGGCAGCTCCAGATGGTCGGCGAGGAAGGCGCGGACGCGGGATGCGGCCAGGACCTGCTCGTTCGGCGGCACCTGCCGGACGAGCGGCACCACTACCTGGAGGCGCAGCAGGGCGCGGGCGTTCACCGTCGCCTGCCCGGCCGGCAGCCCGACGCAACCGCCGTCCTTGCTCTGGTGCGCCCATGATGCGGGGCACACCGGGCAGGCCCAGACCCACGCGTCGGCGATCTCGGGGTCGTGCGCGTCGACATCGCGGCCGTCGACGAGGGCGCACTCGGTGCCGCAGTCGGCGCAGAAGATGGTCGCCATGATCAGGCGGCCTCCTCAGCGGCCGGCGCGAAGCCGGGAAAATCGTCGTCGGCAGCGACGTCTGCGCCGGCCGCGATCCGCTGCAGCTCGTCAGCGATGCCGTCGAGGGCGCGATCAGCGCGCGGGTCGAGGTCCGCACGGAAGGCCCGCAGGGCGTCGCTGCCCTTGGCGGCCTCGGCCCGGGCGTCGGCGTAAAGGCGATCGCGTCCGCTGGGCTGGCGCCAGCCTTCCGGACCGCCCCCGTCTGACGGCGGAGCGAGCCGCTGCTGCTCCGGTGCCGGCCTGCGCTCCTCGGCCAGCGGCTTGACCGTGAACGGCTTGCGGCTCGCCCGGGTGACCGTGAGCGCCATCGTCACCGCCGAGGAGATCCCCGACATGTGGCTGATCCGGATCCCGCCGACGGCCGCGCCGCCGAACTGCACGGCGTCGTCCCGGTAGAGCGTCATCCGCCGGCCGGCGTAGGCGGCGCCGTCCTGGCCCCAGATCCGCAGGAGCACGCGGCGCATCGACTTGCCGGGCTTGTACGGCTTGCCGCCGTCCCCCTCGAAATGGATGGCGATCGGCTGGTCGCCGTCCTTTCTGACGACGCTGGTCACCGTGATGGTGCGCGGGCCTCCGATCAGGTCGTCGGCATTCAGTTGGTCACTTTTCGGGGCACACGTCTGCGAGATGTCGATCACGCCATGATCTCCCGTTCGATGCGCTGGGTCGGGACGCGGCCGAAGAGGCTCTCCACCTCGCGGTAGCGGCTCATCGCGTCGCGGAGGCGCTGCTCGAAGTCGCCGGCGGCGGAGATGATCGCAGCCTGGATCGCGTCGTCCGGGTAGGAGCGGATCACCGCGAGCGGCAGGCCGCCGGAATACGAGACGAGGTCACACCAGAGCCGCTCGGAGACGAGGAGGCCGGTCTGGATCTGGAGCGCGTAATCGGCCGGGATCGTGCCCTCGGGCACGTGCACCAGGAACGTCTCGACCTGGTACTTCTGCCGGCGCGACTTGCACTCCACGAGGCCGTTGGTGCCGACCAGCGCGTCCGGCGAGTAGCCGAGCGTGAAGCCCCAGCGGTCGTTGGTGATGAAGCCGACGGTCTCGGTCTCGGCGTAGTGCCGCGCGTAGAGGGTGAGCGCCTCGACCTCGTCGTCCCGGCCGCGCAGCATGTCGTCGCTGACGTACCGCGGCTCGACGAACCCGGTGATCCGCTGGGCGAGCAGCTCGTAGAGGTGTGCCCGCTCCTTCTCGTTCTTTGCCGCCTTGAGGGTCGGCGTGAGGATCAGCGACATCTCGCTGGCGGTGAGCATGCCGCAGCGGGCAGCGATCCACTCGTCGGTGCCCTGGAAGAGGTCGGCGTGGATCCGAACCGTGGACGGGCGCGAGGGGGCGTCGGGGGCGAGCAGGGCCATGGCAGTCACGCCTCCGCCGCCGCGGCATGCCCGGCGACGCCGAGCCCGGCGTTGATGGCGGCGGCGAGCATCTCGGCCCGCTCGCTGTCGAGGCCCGGGGAGCCGGCCGGGAGCAGCAGCGCGAACACCGTCCCGTCGGCGTCGGCGAGGCCGCGCAGGGTGCTCTCGCAGGCGCGGACCGGGGCCCGGATGCCGAGGAAGATCGCGCGCTGGGCGGGCGTGACGGCGCGGGGCTCGCGCATCTCGAAGGGGAGCACGGAGCGGGTCATCACGGCCTCGGTGTGGGTGAAGGGCGGGAGGGTCACAGGCGCCTCCCGACAGCCCGGAGCCGCGTGCGCGCGTCGGCGAGCACGGTGACGTCGTCGCGCCCGTCGAGGTCGACGCGGGTCTCGGCGGTGAAGAGCGCGACGCCGGCGGCCATGCTGGCGGCCGTGGCCTTCTCCAGCGCATCCTCCAGGATGAGCTCGACGACCGCGCGCGGCTGGTCGAGGCCGGTGCGCGCGAGGAGGACCTGCAGCTCGCCGACTTGGCTCTCGAGGGCGCGCAGGACGGCGTAGAGGTCGGCGCTGTTGCGCTCGGCCATCTCGTGGGCTGCGACGTGCCGCGGCAGCGAGTGGGCGATCTCGCTATAGGTCGGCAGACCGAGCAGCGCGGCTCGCTCGTCGACCGCCGCGATGAAGACCTCCTGATTGAAGGTCAGAGGCTGGGTCGCGCTCAACGGACGCCTCCATCCTGCAGGTTGCCGACGAGGGCGCGGTCCGCACGGAAGGCGACGAGCTGCTCACGCATGTCGGCGATCCAGGCGCTGTCCTCGCCGCCGCACCTGCCGAACGAGCCGAGGTGGCCGTGGTCGAAGGCGCGCAGGAAGCTGGCGACGGCGTCGGCCAGGGCCGCGCCGCTCGGGAAGGCGACGGGCTCCAGCGCGTCGAGGCTCTCGGCCGGCAGGGCGTGCCGGTGCGCTTCACGGAAGGCGTTCACAGCAGGGCTCCGGTCGGCGACCGGACAGCGGCCGGCGCGAGGGACAGGTCGAGGCGGGTGTCGCGGGCCGGCGGCTCGGTGCGGCCCAGCTCGCGGTTGGTCTCGACGCGGGCGGCGACCCAGCGGCGGGCGTGGTCCTCGACGTCGGCGATCGCCGCGTTGAGGGCCGGGCTCTGGCTCGGGCGGAACCGGGGGTCGGGCAGGCTCGCCCGGCCGGCATCGCAGCGGGCGGCGAAGCGGGCGAGGCTGGCAGCGCGCGCCTTGGCGGAGTGGGTCGCCATGGTCAGCGGGCCGCCCGGTAGGCGCGGACGTGATCGACGACGAAGCCGGGCACGAACGGGCCGAGGCCGAGAGCCATGAAGCTCAGGACGCAGCCGACGATCTGGGCGGCGGCCGAGGCGTGCTGGAGATTGTCGAGGTAGGCGGTGAGCATCTGGGGCTCCATCGGCTCGGTGAGCGGCGATGGAGATAGTGCATCACATACACATTCCGGGGTCAATCCAGAAAATGCATCCGATGCATACTTTGTCGCGAGCGCTGCCCTCCACAGCCATCCACAGGCCAAGCACCTGAAGAGTCGGCTGTAATTCGGAACCCGCGAAATACGCGCGACATGTTCCCGATATGTTCTATCTCAGGCAGGCGTCACCACAACCCTGGGAGGAGTGGGTGCCGGTCGTTGAGCGATTTATGGTTCAAGTGTTCAGGCGGGATGCCGAGGGAGACCTGATCGGAGATGACCCGATCCAAGAGGCTTCACCCGAGGCGGCAGTATCGAAGGCGGAAGGATTAGAAAAGCGAGTGGCCGGCGTTCTAGCCTACAAGTGGAGGGGAGACATGCGGACGGGCGAGCAGGGCCGCTTGGTCATTCTCAAGCGCTTCGGCGTGCTGCCTTTACCCGTTTTGGAGCAGATGTACTCTGCTGCGACGCCTTATTAGCTTCCTCCCCGATCAGCGCCTTGGCCACGGCGGCGATCTGGTTCCTCTGGGCCGGCTGTGCTCGCTCCCATATCGACCACATTCCTTCCGGGTCCGAAGGATCACGGACGAGAAGATCGGCAATCTCGCAGCCGTACATGTCAGCGAGCAATTCGAGCAGGTCCTGCGAATAGGGAACCTCGCCCTTCTCCACTCGGCCTAGATTGGGCCCGGTCATGCCAACTTCCGCGCCGACGGTCTCCAGCGTGAAGCCGCGGTGCTTGCGCCACTGGCGGAGGAAGTTCGGGCGGCGCTCGCGCTTCGGCTTTGCGATCGGTGGCATGCGCCTAGTGTCGCCATAGGGGCTGAGAGCGCCACGCTCGCCCATGCACAAACGTGCTTGACATGCATTGTGTATGAGATGCATGTTTTGCGACATGACGCTCGCAGACTGGCTCAAACGCGAAGGCAAGACGGTGGTCGCCCTGGCGAAAGAGCTGGGCCGCGATCCGTCGTTCATCACGCGAGTGAAGAACGGCGACGCCATGCCCTCCATCGAAGTGGCTGCCGAGATCCAGCGCATTACCGGCGGTGAGGTCACGGCGATCGATCACGTCGTCACCGGACAGGCTCGCGCCGCTGAGCGCGGCCCTGCTCCCGTCGAGGGAGCGGCCGCGTGATGGGCGCCGATCGCACGCTCCGCATCGCCCACGGTTGGGATCCGCGCGCGCATGGCCTGTCCCTGGAACGTGTGCCGCTTCACACCGGCCATGCCTCCGGTGATGCCTTCAGCGACCTGCCGCCGATCGGTGTCCCGTTCGTCGAGGTGACCGCCCTTCCCGATGGCGACGTGATGTTCGCGCTGGGCGCCCGCCTGGTCGACAATCACGTGCTTCGTGAGGGTGGTGGCCGGGCTCGGGCCAGCGTGATCCGCGCGTTCGCGGCCGCGCTGGTCCGAGCAGCCGATCTTACGGAGCGGGCTTCTTCCAGCGATCAATCTCACGAAGAGCCCGCTGGCGAACGAGATGCCCTTCCGAGTCATCGGGGAGATGCTCCTGGAGGGTCTCGATGAGCCTCTCCAAGCCCTTCTGCCCTCCCGGGACCTTCGCTGCGACGAGCTTCACGGCGAGCGTGAGCGTGTCGAGGCGAGCGTTCAGATCGTCCAATTCGTCTTGCGTCAATTTCAGCTCCATCGTGCGTCGCACTCACGATGGTAGGCCGCGCGGGTCGGGTGTCCACCGGATGCTCCGGCCCGCGCTGGTGGCCCCGCAACTCGGTGGCCGCTGATGGGTACGGCATGCCTCTTCCTCGGTGCGTGGTCCGTCCTGAGCTGCACCGCTGGGCGCGCCCTGGTCTCGGGTGGTCCGTCTGACGCGCTGGTCCGCCGCGCGAGCCACGTCGGCCTCGTCGTCGGCGCCGGGCTGATCGTCTGCGGCGGAGCGCTCTTGTGAGCGCCGCCCCTCGCCTTTCGCCGCGTGCCCCTGCCGTCGGCAGCGTCGAGGCCTCTGCCTCGGTGGCGGTCTTCTGCCTGGAGCCCACCGTGACCGACGCGAAGAACCTACTGGCCCTTGGCTGCGCCTGCCGCCGCGCTTCGGGCGCGTTCGCGATCCTGGCGTCGCGTCTCGCCATCGAGGTCGAGCGTGGCGAGCATCCCGATACCGGCGCGGCTGCCGAGACGGCGCAGCAGGCGTTCGAGCTGGAGCGCGCCGCGCAGCATCTCCAGGCCGAGGCCCAGGACACCGAGCTGCTCGCGCTTCTGCGGCACCGCGATCGCTTCGCTGACCTTCTGCGCGTCGCCGATGCCATGGGCCGCGGCGTGGTGTTCGTGCCGGTCGAGCCCGTCGCCGTCGATCGGTCTGAGCGTCCGGTGGATGTTGTCGTTGTCGGCCAGGACAACGCCGCCTCGCTTCGCGATCGCATGCGCCGTGGCCTGGCGCGTCTTCGGAGGCGCGCCTGAAATGTCGGTGCTCAAGCACATCGCCGGGTCTGCCGTTCTCGTCCGCGAGAACTGTAACTCCTCGGCCGTGCCGACGTCTTTACTGGCTGTCGCGCGGCTGTGCACAGCTTCCCCCTATCGCAGCGGTCGCAGGCTCACGCCTCCCGCCAGCGAGCGACCCGGCCGAGACCATCGCAATCTCGGACCCTCGGCCGGGTCGTCCCTTCTCCTGCGCGTCCGTCCATGCCGCCAAGCCAGCGGTCGCGCTCGTGTGTCTGCGTACCTCGTCAACCTCCCGCATTCACTGCGCTCCTCGTCGACATCCGCAAGATGTCGCGAAGGAGTGGGCCAGTGGGGACAAAGACTGACCGGAACCGAGCAATGCTGACCGCATCTCAAGCTCGGGACGAGACCTTGCCGAAGCTGTCGGCGCTCGTCCGCCTCGCCCAGACGAGCATGGGCTCGAAGATGGCCGCCTACGATGCGGTCGGACGCCGGATCGGCGCCTCGGGATCCTGGGTCCGGAAATTCATCGGCCGCCAGGACACCGGCCTCGACGGGCACGTCCTGCACAACATCCGGACCGCCTACGAGCGGCTCTGCACCAGCATCGAGGCCGCCGCAGACGCGGCCGAAGCCAGCAACGCCCTGCTCCGGGAGGATCTTCATGCGGCTCTTCAGGGAGATCGGCCGGCTGCTGCGAGAACGCCGGGAGGCGCGCCGGCTGCGGGCGCAGCTCCGCGCCGTCCAGGACGGCCGACCGCACCGGCACTGGTCGTTCCGGATGCTGGCCCGCGTCTGCCGGGCCTGCCGGGTGCGGGTGATCTGACGGACCTGCCGCTGTGGCGGGCCGCGAACGAGGAGGAGTGAGCATGGCCGACGGCGTCTTCGTCGCCACCCTGCCGGCGCACTTCGCGACCCTGCGCGAGAGCGTCGAGACGCACGTGCCTGAGACGGCCGTGAACGCGATCCTCCGCACGGGCCTGATTGCTCTGCTCGGCTGGGCCGAGGCGATGGCGCACGCGCTGGTGTCGATCACGCCGGCGCCCGCGCAGCAGCAGTTCTACGCGCCGCTCGGCGACCGCTCGCCCGTCGTCGAGGAGCCGCGTGTGCCCCGTCACAGCGGCCACGACCCGCGCCTGCCGGGCAACCGCTCGCACCCCTGAAACGAGAACCGCCCGGCCTGCGCGAACAGACCGGGCGGACGATGAAATCCCCTGCGACGGGTTGAGCTATGAAGGCCACAAGATCTTCCCCCGATCAAGTCTCGGCCGCTGATGGCGTCGCCGCGGATGAACTTCGACAGTTCATTGAGCGGCTCGAACGGTTGGAAGAGGAGAAGGCCGGGGTTGCTGGCGACATCAAAGAGGTGTTCGCCGAAGCCAAGGGCCGCGGCTTCGACACGAAGGCGATGCGGACCATCCTCCGCATTCGCAAGCAGGATCACTCCGAGCGCCAGGAGCAGGAGGCAATCCTTGAGCTCTACATGCAGGCCCTCGGCATGCTGGCGGACACGCCGCTCGGCCGCGCCGCGGTGAGCCGCGAGTTCGCCGAGGCCCGCATCACGATCTCCGGGCCCGGCATCGAGCCGGTCGAGACCACCGGCGCCGGCCTCGCCCGCGCATCGGCCTCGCTCGGCGTCGAGGCGCACGCGCAGCGCAACCGCCGCGGCGGCTCGGCCGCGCGCCAAATCGACCTCGAAGACGCCATCGCGTCGAGCCGGTGATCGCCATGCGCCGCCTGCCCTCTTCCCATGGTCCCGTGTTCGCGCCGCCTGCGCGCCGCGTGGTCGATTCCGTGACCGTGCTCCTGCCGGTCCCGCCTTCGGTGAACCGGATCTACCGGCACACGAAGGAGCGCGGTCCGGTGAAGTCGGACGCCTACAAATTGTGGATTGATGGCGCCGGTTGGCGTCTCCAGGCCCAGCGGCCGGGCCGGGTGCCGGGCGCGTACGTCCTGCTCCTGGCCGTGCCGCGCTCGTCCCGCATGGATCTCGACAACTCGGTAAAGGCGGTCTCCGACCTGCTCCAGCGGCACGGCGTCGTCGACAACGACCGGAACGCGGTGCGGGCCCTGCTGGAGTGGCACGCCGAGCACGACGAGGTCGCCGCCACGGTGCGCGGCCTGTCCGACGGAGCGGCCCTGGAGCCGATCGCCCCCGTGCGCCCTCCGCTGGAGGCGGTGGTATGACATGGCACCTCCCCATCCTCGCGGTCCGCGCGCTCTACGGCAGCATCTCCGTCGTCGCGCGCGCCAGCGCCGATTCCTCGCGCCTCCGGAGGTCCGCCCCGTGAGCCATCGCGAGAACAAGGCGCACGCGCTCTCGGAGCGTGGGAACGACCTCTACGAGACGCCGGCCGTGGCCGTGCGCGCGCTGATGGCGATCGAGTGGATGCCGCAGCGGATCTGGGAGCCGGCCTGTGGGCCCGGCGCCATCGTGCGCGAGCTGTACGCTGGCGGTCACGACGTGCTCGCCACCGACCTCGTCGACTATGGCTGGAAGGGGCAGGTCTCAGGCCTCGACTTCTTGACGATCGAGGAGGCGCCCGAGGGCATCGACTGCATCATCACGAATCCGCCCTACAAGGACGCCCGAGCCTTCGTGGAGAAGGCGGTGCGGCTCTGCCCGCGCGTGATGATGCTGCTGCGGTTCTCGTTCTACGAGAGCATCTCGCGCGGCTCCATCCTCGACACCGGCACGCTCGCCCGGGTGTATTGCTTCCGCAAGCGCCTGCCGATGATGCACCGCGACGGCTGGGTGGGCCCAAAGGCCTCCTCGAACATGGCCCACGCGTGGTTCGTCTGGGACGTCTCCCACCGCGGTCCGACGCAGCTAAGCCGCATGTCCTGGGAGGACTACACCGAGGCCAACCACGAGCCCGGCCCCATGCCGATGGCGGTGGAGTAGGCCGATGAGCGATCCCACCCTCATCGCCGATCTGGCCCGTGCCGGCCTCGAGCCCGAGCTGCTCCAGCGCGTCGCGATGGAACTCGCCCGCGCGCAGGTCGCCGTCGAGGCGATCGAGAAGCGCCGGACCTCCGACCGGGTCCGCCAAGGGCGCACGCGTCACGTGAAGTCACGTGACACCGCAGATGGCACGTTACCCCCCGGCCCCTCCCCGGATGGTCCGCCCCCTCCTCCTGCACCTCCACCCCCACCCCTTAACCCCTCCCCAACCCCCGGTTCCGACCCTGACGGGTCGGCCGACGTCGTCGGGCAGGCCGGTGGCGCTGGCGAGGCTGATGGCGACCAGCCGCGGAGCTACCGCCGGGAGCTGATGACCCGGGGCATCGGGCTGATCTGCGCCAACACCGGCCGGTCCGAGCACTCGGCCCGCGGCCTGATCGGCCACTGGCTCGGCATCGCCCACGACGAGGCCGTGGTCGTGCTCGGCCTGATCGAGGAGGCCGACGGCCGCGAGCTGGCCGATTTCTCGACCTGGGTCGAGCGGCGCCTCCAGGCCCGGCGCGAAGCCACCGGCCGGCGCCCAGAGCGCGGCCGCCCCGCCCAGCCAGCGCCTACGGGCCTCGCCGCCCGCCTCATCCGTCAGCACGCCGCATCCCAGATGGGAGCCTACGATGTCGAACCGCCCGCCATCGACGCGAACGACCCCGACGCCGGCCCAGGTCGAGGAGAGGATCTCGGCACTCCATGGCAGGCTGGAGGCGCATCCCGTCCTTCCGACCCGCTGCTGCGTGCGGCGGGACAGGGCGGCCACGACAGCCGAGCGTCGAGTGCTCTCCGACGTCGCCGCGCGGCTTAACGCCGAGCTGACGGCGCCCTCGGATCCCCGGCACGTCGACACGGTCGTGACCCGGGTGCTCCTCGGATTCGAGCAGGGGCGCGGGCGCGGCGATGACGAGAACGAGGTGCTGATCGCGGAGTACGTGGCGGCGCTGAAGGCCCTTCCGCTGGCCGCAATTCACGCGGCGGCAGAGCGCTTCCGGTCGGGCGAGACGCTGCGGCCCTGGGTGAAGCGCTGGCGGCCCTCCCCAGCCGAGTTCGCCGACGAGGCGCGCGAGGGCCTGATCCCGCTCCGGACGCAGCTCCTGCGCATCCGCCGCGTGCTCGAGGCGGAGATCTACGACGTGCCCACGGCCGAGCAGCGCGCGGAGGTTGCGAAGGCGGCCGAGGCGCATCTCCAGCGGATGCGGCAGGCCGAACCCGCGCGCCGTCGTGCCGAAACGCCGGCCGAGATCGCCCAGGCGCAGCGGGCGAAGCTGGACGAGGACCTCGCCCGGCTCCGCGCGACCGGCCACGGTCCGGACATCGGCCGGCTGATGGCCCGCCTCGACCAGCGTCATGGCCACACGGGAGGTGCGTCGTGAGGCCGAACCTCTGGGAGATCGAACTCCGTCAGCGCGAGGCAGCGCGGAAGGCTGCCGAGGAAGCCGCGGAGCAGGCGGCCAAGCGCCCGGTCGAGCGCTCCTGCGCGTCCTGCGGCGTGTTCGGCGCCTCGTTCGGCTTCGGCGTCTTCCGGAATCGCTCCGACGGCATGTGGTCGTGCGCCGATCCAGACTGTCGCGCGATCGTCGAGGCGCGCGTGGCGCTGCCCCCGATGCCGGCCGCACCCGCCCGCGCCGACCCGCCAGCGGCTGACCTGTTCGGCCGCTCGGCCGCGTGAGGAGAGCGCGTACCCGGTGCTGATGGCGAACCCGCTGAGGATCGAAGGCCCGGACCCGCCGGCCGTCGACTGCAAGGACGTGTCGCGCTGGCTCGTCGCGGCATTCCAGGCCCTGCCCGACACCCCCATCTTCTCGGCCCGGGCTGGCATCGGCACGCTGCTCAATCCGGACGCGGCGCCGGGTACCTTCGACTGGGTCAACTTCTCGTCGGAGGTCCTGGGGCGCGACAGCGACGAGCGCATCGCGCTCCTGACCTGGGCCCGGGCGAAGGCGCGGCGGCGGATCAAGCGCGACCGCCGGCTTCGTCTGCTGAAGGAGGTGCCCGGCGGCACGATCTCGGATCACTGCCGCGAGTTCGGCATCTGGCGGCGAACCTTCGACCGGCGCTGGAAGCGGGCCTGCGAGCGGCTCGCCGATGCTTGGAACGCACGTGAAGCCGGCCTGCCGGAGTGACGCAGGCATAGATCACGCTTGCGTGTGTCCAAAAACGGGACGCAGATCAGGTGTCACGGATCGACGGAAGGTCGACCGCCTCAAGGGGCACCACCGTGGCAGCGTCCAGGACCAAGGCCATCACCCTCGCCGGCTCGCCGGCCACCCACACGCACGAGCGGTTCGCTCGGCCGGAGCGGCGCCGGGATCCGCGTGGCGACCGGTACGACCACACCGGCGCCTTCGACCCGCGCACCGACCTGTCGAAGCCGGTCCGCTGCAAGCGCGGCCCGATCCAGACGGCGGCCGTCGCGGTCGACGATCCGTGGACGCCCGGCGGCCGCACGCTCGCCTCGGTCAACCGCCGCGTCGACGTGCTGGAGATGGAGCGCTCGCACGGGCGCCTCACGGTCTCCCAGTACGAGGTCGGGCGCCAGGTCCAGGCGATCTTCGAGCGCGCCTCCGGTGCCCGGCTCGGCTCCATGGACTTCGGCGTCCGCGGATCGAAGGACATGACCATCGCGCACGAGCTGTCGGTCATCTACGCGATCGACGACGCCCGGCTGGTGGCGAAGCTGAAGGACAAGGTCGTCCGCGCCGTCGGCGTGCCCGGCGCCCGGTTCCTCCACGAGGTCCTCACCGGCCGGCAGACCTTCGCGCAGTTCGCCGAGTCCCGCGGCAAGGGCGGCGACCGCGGCACCAGCCAGATCGCGGCGCACTTCCGCATCCTGATGGAGAACCTCGACGAGGACTTCGCGGCCGAGGGCGTGGCGAACGTGCAGGAGCGGTTTTTCCAGGGCCAGAAGACCGGCGAGGAGACCGACGCGCAGGGCCGCGCCGTCCCGGCCGGCCAAGGTCAGTACTGGGGTGCCGAGGAAGCGCGCTACGCCCCGCAGGCCAAGTCGGAGGTCCAGCGGGCCGTCGCCGGGCGGGGGCGGGTGCGGGACATCGTGGCGGCGCGCTGCCGGGTCGGCGGGGAGGCCTGAGGGCGTGTGCAGCGGCCACCTCGCGGTCTATCCGCCGCTCGGCATGCGGCGGGTGGGGCGGCCGCGCGTCCGATACGAGCGCCTCAACCGCTTTGCGGCCGACCGGATGCTGGCCGCGCGGTCACGGGCGGCTCACCGCTTCTGGAAGCGCGTCTCCGATTCCACGGTGACCGTTGAGGCGACCTGGGTTCGCGACGAGGCGTTCTATGCCTCGTGGCGTCGGGCGAACGGGATGGACCCGTGACAGCGGCCGGCTCATGCGCCAGCATGGGCGCGTCGGAACGGAGGTAATCACGTGGCTTGGATTGAGCTGACAGAACACGGGTCGAACACAAAGGTGGTCGTCAACACGGACCACATCGTTTCCTACAACGTGTTCAAGATGAGGGACGCGGCAGACAGCTCGAACGTGCAATTCACTGTTGCGAAACAGGGGTTGACCGGCGGCTCTTCCTACTATCGCAACTTCGTTGAACCGCCGCATGTCATTGAGGAGCTTCTGGTCCTGAGTGGTACGGCTGTTCGTCGCCCGACTCCTTGACCCGACGGGCGAAACCCGGCAAAAACCGACCGTCGCGAGACGCACGCCCGGGGCTGAGAAGCCGCCGGGCGTTTGCATGTCCGGACCCAGCTTCACCGAACCCGCTCAACAGCTTAGGCGTTGCCCCGTGAGACGCGGGCGGTGTTCCATGTCATGATCGGTCCCCGATGAGCGCCCACGCTATCGTCACCGCGATCGAGGAGGAGAGCCTCGCGCTCTGCCGCCTGCGCGCGACTGGGCGCCAGGACGTCGACCTCGCCGCGCGCGACCATCACTGCCGGCGCATCCGGTCGCTGATCCGCCAGCTCAGGCCCCTCATCGGGACCATCGAGAAGCGCACTTTCGGGCATAACGGCACGAGCACGAAGGGCGTACCTTTCACGGTTGCTCGGCGGCGCCGGTCGGTTCGGCCGGCGGCCTGATTTTAGCGGGCCGAGCTACGCTAAATCGCACGCGCTCGACCCGCCGGCCGGCCTGCTTGAGGGGCATTTGAGCCGACGGGATCCGGCTATCGGCCACCTATTACGCTTCCGCTAACTTTCCTTGTCGGAAGCAATCAGATGGCTTGGCCGGACAGCGGGGTTTTCAGCCCAACCCGCTGATGTATCTGGGTAATCGCCTGTTCGAGTGGGATGCCGCAGACGAGGATGGTAACGCCATCCTCGGTGCCGTCGCGTTCTGTCCAGCCGGGACCGAGGCGAACTAGAAGATAGGCGACGTCGAGGCCCGAACTGATCAGGTCGCTTGCTCGAAGCGCGAACTGATCTTGGCCCTTCCGTAGGCCCGAGGCGATCCGGACCCCAATCAACTCGCCGCTGTTCACCCACCTGCGGTGCTCCTGGAAACTCATGGAAATCCTGCCGGTGCCGGTCGCGCCGGCAGCTACGCTACCTGCATCACTGGAGCGCGCGAAGGCCTACGCTGGTGCGTCCCGGTCGGAGCGGACACTGAAGGCCTATGCCTCGGCCTTCACCGTGTTCGTCACTTGGTGCCGCGGTGCCGGCGTCAACTCGATGCCGGCGGATCCACTCGCGGTGGCTGCCTACGTCGCCCATCTCGCGGACACTGGACGGAAGCCGGCTACCATCGACCTGCACGTGGCGGCCATCGCCGCGGCGCACCGCGCAGCCGGGTTCGACAACCCGGTTGCTGCGGAGGCGGTGAAGGCCACGATCCGCGGTGCCCGCCGGGCGCTCGGCACCCGCCAGACCCGGAAGGCGCCGGCGACGGCCGAGGCGCTTCGGAAGATGCTGCGCAAGATCCCGGACAGCCCGGCAGGCCTACGAGACCGCGCGCTGATCCTGCTGGGCTTCGCCGCCGCGCTCCGCCGGTCGGAGCTCGTCGCGCTCGACGTCGCCGATCTGGAGCGCGTGCCGGACGGGATCATCGTCCACGTCCACCGCTCGAAGACGGACCAGGAGGGTGCAGGCCAGGAGATTGCCGTCCCGCGCGGCGCGAAGCTCAAGCCCTGCGAGGCGCTCGACGCCTGGCTGAAGGTCGCCGGCATCACGGCGGGCCCGGTATTCCGGTCCGTCGGAAAGGGCGGCGCGGTCTCGGCCGAGCGCCTCACCGATCGATCCGTGGCCGACATCGTGAAGCGGCACGCTGCGGCGGCTGGGCTCGATGCCTCTCTCTTCTCCGGCCACTCGCTACGGGCCGGCTTCGTCACCTCAGCGCTCGCCGCCGGGGCCGACGTCCTGAAGGTCATGCACGTCACCCGGCACACTGCGGTGACGACGCTCCAGAAGTACGACCGGCGCGCCCGCGCCTTCGACGATCACGCCGGAAAGCGGTTCCTTTGACAGCTCGCCTCGACTTCACCTCGGCCGACGCGGACCGGGCGCTTCGCCATGCGCAGCGCCTCCTGCGAGACCCGGCGGCCCAGGCCTACGGCGATCACCTCCGCCGCAAGGGGCTGATCCCCGCGCTGGTCCATCTCCCAGCTGAGACACCGTTTGACGAGGCCCGCGCCGGCGAGTTCGATGTCCGCCGCTCCATGGCGATGAGGAGCGCCCGGCCATGCTGAAGCGCCTCGTCCTTCGCTGGCTGCTCCGCGGCCGGCCCGCCGCGCCCGCGCCGATCGTCCACCGCGGCGAGCGCGAGCTGTCCGCCGGCCCCGACCTCGGCGTGCCGGCCGGCCCGGTCTCGAAGCTGTCCTACGACGAGGCGCTCCGGTGCTTCGGCGTCCACCAGGGCCGATGATGATGCCTTGCCTCTGCGCCGCCATCCTGCTCGCCGGCATCGCCGCAGCTGCCATGCGCTGGCGTCGCCCGGCCGCCGTCGTGACGGTCCGGCCCGCGCTCCACAACGACATCCGCGTCGCGGCCGAGCGCCTGACGCTTCTGTTCGGCGACATGCCGTCCCGGGCGGTGCACTGATGCGCGGAATCGTCAGCTTCCGGCACCTCGCCGGCATCCTCCTGGTGCTCGTCGCCGGCTGGGCCTGGGTGTGGGTGTTTGATCGCCCCGCGCAGGCAGCGTCATGCGGCGCTCCTGAGATCAGACACGATACAGGCCCATGAGCCAGTTCCAGCCCGGCCAGTCCGGCAACCCTGGCGGCCGTCCGAAAGCGTCGGCCAAGGTGCGCGACCTCGCCCGTGCGCACACCGAGACCGCGCTGCAGGTCCTCGTCGAGATCGCGACCGCGGGTGAGAGCGAGGCCGCCCGCGTCGCGGCCGCCAACGCCATCCTCGACCGCGGCTACGGCAAGCCGACCCAGCCCATCGATGGTGATGGTGAGGGCGGCGCGATCCCGACTGGCATGACGGTGACCTTCATCCGGCCCGGGCGCCTGCCCGATGCAGGTTGAGTTCCCGGAGAAGCTCGACTTCCTGTTCGAGCCGGCCCGTTACAAGGTCGCCTATGGCGGGCGCGGCGGGGCGAAATCCTGGGGCTTCGGCCGGGCGCTCCTCATCATGGGTGCGCAGCGGCCGCTCCGGGTGCTCTGCGCCCGCGAGTTCCAGAACAGCATCGCGGAATCGGCGCACGCGCTGTTCGCGCAGCAGGTCGACCTCCTTGGGCTGCACGGCTTCTACGACGTCCAGGAGAAGCGGATCCTCGGCCGGAACGGGACCGAGTTCATCTTCAAAGGGCTCCGGCACAACGTCGCCTCGGTGAAGTCGACCGAGGGCGTGGACATCTGCTGGGTCGAGGAGGCCCGCACCGTCTCGAAGACGTCCTGGGACGTGCTGATCCCGACCATCCGCAAGGAAGGCTCGGAGATCTGGATCAGCTTCAACACGGAGCTGGAGGAGGACGAGACCTACCAGCGCTTCGTGAAGAAGCCTCCGACCGGCGCGCGGGTCGTGAAGATCGGCTGGGAGGACAATCCCTGGTTCCCCGACGTGCTCCGGCAGGAGGCGTTGGACCTGAAGGAGCGCGACCCGGTCGCCTACGAGACGGTCTGGGGCGGCAACTGCAAGGCCGTGCTCGACGGCGCGATCTACGCGAACGAGATCCTCGCGGCGACGACCGCCGAGCGGTTCACGAAGGTCCCGTACGACCCGACCAAGCCGGTTCACACGTTCTGGGACCTGGGCCGGGCGGACAAGACCAGCATCTGGTTCGCCCAAATCGTCGGCTTCGAGTTCCGGCTGATCGACTTCTACGAGAACCGCGGGCACGCGCTCGGCCACTACCTCGAGGTGCTGAAGGAGTGGGCGCTCCCGGTCGAGCAGGGCGGGCAGGGCTACGTCTACGGCGAGCACTGGCTCCCGCACGACGCCCGGAACGAGCTCCTCGCCTCCGAGCGGACGATCGAGCAGCAGATGTGGGTGGCCGGGCACCGCGTCCGGATCACGCCCCGCCTGACGGTCGCCGCCGGCATCGACGCGGCCCGCAAGATCTTCGCGCGGTGCTGGTTCGACGAGAAGGCCTGCGCCGACGGGCTCCAGGCGCTCCGGAACTATCGGTTCGACGTCGACCCGAACACGCAGGCCTTCTCGAAGGCCCCTCTGCACGACTGGGCGAGCCACGCGGCCGACGCCTTCCGGTACTTCGCCATCGGCATCGCCGAGCCCCGTGAGGACGATCCGCCGGTGGATGGTCCGAACGACGTCTACGCGCGCCGACGCCGCCGCGAGGCGGATGAGAGCACATCAGGATCAGGTTGGGCGGCATGACGGATACGGACGCGCCCGCCCTCGACGGCGAGGCGGTGGATCAGGCTGGGCTCGACCGGGAGGCGCTGCTGCGCCGCCTGCGCGGCTGGTACCGCACCGACCGGGAGGCCTCCGCGAAGTGGCGCGAGGACGCCCGCGAGGACTTCGACTTCGTCGCCGGCCGCCAGTGGAGCATTGAGGACGAGGCCGTCCTGCGCCAGCAGGGCCGCCCGCCCGTGACGTTCAATCGGATCCTGCCCGTCATCAAGGCGGTGGCCGGCTCCGAGGTGAACAGCCGGCAGGACATCCAGTATCTGCCCCGCGAGATCGGCGACGCGGCCAAGAACGAGTTGCTGACCGAGGCCTCCCGCTACCTCGCGGACGAGGCCGAAGCGGAGGATGAGGAATCCGACGCGTTCGTCGACTGCGCAATCTGCGGCATGGGCTGGGTCGAGATGCGTCTCGACTATGAGACCAACCCGGACGGCGCCTATGTCGAGGACCGGGTCAACGCGCTGGAAATGATCTGGGACGCCGCGGCCCGGAAGCGGAACCTCGCCGACGCCCGCCGCCTGTTCCGTGCGAAGACGATGGACAGGGCCGAGGCCGAGGCGCTGTTCCCCGACGTCGACCCTGCGCTCCTCGATGCCGCCTGGGCCGAGGATCGCGACGGCGACGGTGAGCATCGGGAGATCCAGCCCGGCGAGCGCCGCATCGACCGGCCGGGCCAGGATGCCGACGCCTCGTCCTCGCGCGTGACGATCGTCGAGTGCCAGTGGTGGGAGCGCGCCCGCGTCGCGATGGTGATCGAGCCCACGACCGGCGAGCCGCAGGAGATGGAGCCGGAGCAGGCCGCCGTCCTCACGCGCCGCGCCGAGATGGTCGGCATCCCGCTGAAGGTGTTCCACCGGATGAAGCGGGTCTACCGCCGCGCCTTCCTCGGCGCCGTGGTGCTGGAGGAGGGCCCGGCCCCGGCCGGCGACCAGTTCTCCTACGCCTGCCTGACCGGCGACCGCGACCACAACAAGGGCACGTGGTTCGGCATCGTGCGGCCGATGCGCGACCCGCAGCGCTTCGCCAACAAGTGGCTGTCGCAGACCCTCGACATGCTCAACCGCCAGTCGAAGGGCGGCTGGATCATGGAGAAGGGCGCAGTCCCGGACCAGCGCGCCTTCGAGGCCAGCATCGCCAAGCCCGGCGCGATCTCCTGGGTGAACGACGGCGCCCTAATGTCGGCGCGCATGAAGGAGAAGCCGCTCCCGGTGCTGCCGTCGGGGCACTGGCAGCTCATGGAGTTCGCTATCGGCTCCATCCGCGACACGTCGGGCGTGAACCTGGAGCTGCTCGGCCAGAAGCAGAACGACCAGGCGGGCGTGCTGGAGTACCAGCGCAAGCAGGCCGCCATGACGATCCTGGCGACGCTGTTCGACTCCCTGCGTCGGGCTCGGAAGCACATCGGCCGGGTGCGCCTCTACTTCATCCAGTCCTACCTCTCGGACGGTCGCCTGATCCGGATCGTGGGCGATGAGGGCGCCAAGGTCGTGCCGCTCATCCGCGACCGGACCATGGGCGACTTCGACGTGGTGATCGACGACGCTCCGGCCTCACCGAACCAGCAGCAGATCGTGTGGCAGACCTTCACCAGCGTCCTGCCGATCATCAAGGACATGATCACGCCTCAGGTCCTGCTCGAGATCCTGCCCTACTCGCCGTTCCCGGCCTCGTTCGTGGCCAAGATGCGCGACCTGCTCGCCCAGACGGCCGACACGCCGGAGCAGGAGCAGCAGAAGGCCCTCGCCGTGCAGACGGCGGTCGCCCGGATCCAGGACATGGCCGCCGGCGCGAACCTCAAGAACGCCAAGGCCGGGCGCGAGCAGGCGCTGACCCATCAGGATCACGCCTCGGCGGCGGTGCAGCTCGCGCAGCTGCTCACGGCGCCCGAGGCCGCAGCCCAGGCCGCGGAAGCCGCCGCCTGACCCCTTACGCCCGCCGGCGGCGCACGCCGGCTTTCGTACCCTTCACGTCACGAGGACCACATGACCGACAACGACCTCGCCACCGGCGGCGGCGAAGACGCCTTCACGCCCGAGGAGCAGGCTGCCTTCGAGGCCTACGAGCGCGGCGAGGAAGCCCCCGCCTCCGATGGCCTGACGCCGCCGGCCGCCGAGCCCGCCCCGGCCGCTGCCGAGCCGCCGGCCGCCGAGCCCGAGACCGGTGAGCCTGAGGCTGCCCCTGAAGCCCAGCCGCGCGACGAGAAGGGCAAGTTCGTCCCGCACGGCGCCCTGCACGAGGAGCGTGAGCGTCGGAAGGCGGTCGAGAAGGAGCGCGACGAACTGCGCGAGCGGTTCGCCCGCGGCGACGAGCGCCTGCGCATCCTGTCCGAGGCGATGCAGCGCCCCGCCACCCCGGCCCAGCCCGCGGCCGCGCCCGAGCCGGTGAAAGTCCCGGATCCGGCCGAGGACATCTTCGGGTACGCGAAGCACCTGGAGCAGCAGATCGAGGCGCTGCGCACCGGCCAGACCCAGATCACCGAGAGCCAGAAGAAGGCCGAGGAGTCCCGCCGCGCCAACGACGAGCGGAACGAGGTGATCGGCTTCTACCAGCAGGACCTCCGCACCGCGATCCAGGCCGACGCCTCGGTCGCGGACGCCTACGAGCACCTGTTCGCCGGCCGGGTGGCCGAGCTGACGCTGTTCGGCATGGCCCAGAAGGACGCGATCGAGGCGGTGCGCGAGGAGGAGTTCAACCTCGCCCAGACCGCCCGCCAGCGCGGGCAGTCGCCCGCCGCCATGATCGCCGCGCTGGCCAAGAGCCGCGGGTTCGCCCCGAAGGCGCCGGAGCCAGCCCCCGCCCCGGCTGCTGCCGCTCCCGCCGAGACCGCCGTCGAGCGGGCCGCGCGCGCTGCCGCCGGGCAGGCGGGCCCGGGCCGCTCGCTCTCGGCCGCTGGTGGCCAGCCCGCGGGCGAAATCACACTGGAGACGCTGTCCAGCATGTCTGAGGCCGACTTCGAGAAGCTGATGGCATCGAATCCGGCACGGATCCGCGCGCTGATGGGCGGCTGATCCGGCGCCGCGCGACGATCAGCGCTGATCCAGTTCGGCCTGTTGAGCCGCGAGAGCTCGGCGATGATAGTTGATCTCTCTCAGGTGACGCTGGATCGCAGCTCTCGCTGCTGACAGGGCGTCATCGTTAGCGGCCGTGGGCGGCTCCACCGATGATATTGCGGCGAGCCGGCTTGCGAGAAAGGTCTGGGCTTCGTTTGGAGCCAGAAGTTCGCTCGACGCGCTGCTCCAGGCCTGCAATCGTGCAAAAGTAGACCGCATCCTGTTCAACATCCGCGCCTCCCAACCTTGGCCGTAACGGTGAAGGTCGGGAGGCGTTCCGGCGTGAGTAGCGACGTTCGTGGTCCGGTTAACGGTCTCTGTTCGTACGCGGGGGCGACTTCTCAGTTGACCCGACGGGCGAACCCGCTCAAAGGACTATCTGTCGCGAGACGTGCGGGCCCCCCCTGCCCCGTCTCTGCGCCTCCCCGAGTTCCGTCCGGCCCCGTGTCTGACCCTGCTGCAAGGCGGGGCGCTCGCGCGTGTCTGGTCGTTCGTCTGATCCACGCCAGGATCCGCCCGGCCGCGTCAGTGCCTTCGTCCGCGCCACGCACGGCGCCCGTCCGACCCCGTCCCCAACGGTCATTCTGGGGCCCGGCTTCCGTCCGCGCGCCGACGCACGGCCCGCACGAACCCTCCCCCACGGAATCCAGCCTTCAGAGGCACCCCCATGTCCTACACCGCGTTCGGACAGAACGACCCGGTGGCCGTCAAGCTGTGGAGCAAGAAGCTCGCGGCCGAGGCCAACAAGTCCATCGACATCGATCCCCTGGTCGGCACCGGCGACGACGCCGTGATCCAGGAGAAGACCGAAACCAAGAAGGGCAACGGCGACCAGGTCACCTTCGGCCTGCGCATGCAGCTCCGCGGCCCGGGCTTCTCCTCGTCTGACGTGGCCGAGGGCAACGGCGAGCAGATCGGCGTCAACTCCGACAAGGTCACCATCGACGAGCTCGGTGAGGTCGTCGGCGTGAAGTCCGAGAACACGATCGACCAGCAGCGCGTGCCGTTCAACCTGCGCGAGACCGCCCGCGCCGGCATCGCCGACTGGTTCCAGACCCGCCGCACGGTGTGCTTCTTCAACCACGTCTGCGGCTTCACCCCGGCGAACCAGCTCAACGGCGCCAAGAAGTTCACCGCCAACAACGTCGTCACCCCGGCGACGGCGGGCCGCATCTTCCGCCCGAACGGCCGCGCCAACGATGCCGCCCTGACCAACGCGGACGGCTTCACCCTCGACCTGATCGACAAGGCGGTCGAGCTGGCCAAGACCGGCGGCGTCAACCGCAAGGTCATGATCCGGCCGGTCGTGGTCAAAGGGCGCAAGCTCTACGTGATGTACCTCGCCACCGAGCAGATCACGTCGCTGCGCACCAACATCGGCACCGGCCAGTGGCTCGACATCCAGAAGGCCGCGATGGCCGGCATGCAGTCGAGCAACTCGCCGATCTTCTCGGGTGCGCTCGGCGAGTACAACGGCGTCGTGCTCCGCGAGGCGCAGGACGTCACCGCTGGCGTCTCGGCCGACGGCATGACGGCCGTCCCGAACACCCGCCGCGCGGTGCTGCTCGGCGCTCAGGCGGCGACCATCGCCTACGGCAAGGCCGGCGGCGACACCCGGTACCGCTGGAACGAGGAGCTGCTCGACCACAAGCGGAACCTCGAGGTCTCGGCCTGGGCGATCTGGGGTCTGAAGAAGACGACCTTCAACGGCGACGACTTCGGCACGATCGTCATCCCGACCTACGCCAAGCCCGCCGACGCCTGATCGGTCGCTGATCCAGCCTGACGGCTGACCCGGGCCGGGGCTTCGCGCTCCGGCCCGCCGCTCCTCCCTGCCTGTCCCGAACCCGGAGGCCACCGTGCCCACCAACGTCACCCCGGTGCAGCCGCCCGCGCGCGAGCTGCGCGAGCAGGTCTCGCACACCGTCCGCAAGACCGTGAACTTCGCCAACGGCGCCTTCGTCATGCCGGCCTCGCTGCCGGCCGGCGCGCTCATCACCTCGCTGCTCGTGCTGGTGGAGACCGCCTTCTCGGCTGGCGCCTCGCTCGTCCTCGGTTCGGCCGCGGGCGGCAACGACCTCGCCGCTGCGGCCGATACCGTCGTGACCGCGGCCGGCGTGAAGCGCGTCGACACCGCGATCCTGAAGGGCCGCCTCGCCGCCGACACCACGGTCTACGGCACGATCGCGGGCGCCCCGGCCGCGGGCGTGGCCACGATCGTGGTCCACTACACCCCCGACAACGACGCCTGATGTCGGCGTGGATGCTGCTGCACCTCGGCGCGGCGGTTCTGGCGGCGGAGCGTAGCGCCCCGCCGCCGCCCTCGAAGACGGAGACGGTGCCCGATGCCGACCAAGGACGGGCGGCCGACGCTCGCCGACCTGTACGCGGAGATCGCGGACGACATCGAGCGCGCGGACCTCGGCCCGCAGATCGCGACCGCCGTTGACCGGGCGATCCGGTTCTTCCAGCCGGACCGCTTCTTCTTCAACGAGGGTTATGTGACGTTCCAGACCATCGCCGGGTCGGACGTCTACGCGGCCGGCGATGCTGGTGCGATCCCGGACCTGATGGCGATCGACAGCGTCGTCATGCTCGACGGCGAGACCCCGACCGTCCTGCAGCGCGTCGACGAGGCCTGGATCGAGAAGGGCGACGAGCCCACCAGCCAGTCGCGGCCCTGCGCCTACGCGTACTTCGGCCGCTCGCTACGGCTGTGGCCGATGCCGTCCGACGCATGGACGGTGCGGATCATGGCGCATGTCCGCCTGCCGGCGCCGGCGCTCGACGAGGCCAACGCCTGGACCGAGGAGGCCTCCGGCCTGATCGCGGCCCAGGCGAAGTGGCACCTCGCGCTGAACGCCCTGCGGAGCGCGCCGATGGCGCAGATGCAGGCCCAGATCGTCGACGACGAACTGCGAGCGCTCCGCGGGCGCTCGAACGTCATCGCCTCCACCGGCCAGGTCCAGGCCTATAACCTCTGAGGCGCCCATGGCCGTCGAGATCACGGACTACCCGAGCCTGTCGGCCGCGTTCGAGAACTACCTCGCGCGCACCGACCTGACCGAGTTCCTGCCCTACTTCGTGCGCGTCACAGAGGCGTGGCTGAACCGGCAGCTCCGCACCCGGGAGATGATGGCGACGGCCGCCCTCACCGCGTCGGCGCCCGGCTACACCATCCCGGGCGATTATCTGGAGTGGATCGCGCTCCAGTGGTCCTCGGCCGACCTCTCGCGCGTGCAGATGCTGCGCTACGTCGAGCCGGACAGCCCGGAGTTCCGGCACCGGTTCCGACCGAACGGCGACCCGCAGTACTTCACCGTGCTCGGCGACCAGGTGCAGACCCGCTCGCTCCAGCCGGGCAAGGTCTCCCTGACCTATTACCGGCAGATCCCGGCGCTCTCCGCCGCCGCGCCGACGAACTGGCTCCTGACCAAGGCGCCCGAGCTGTACCTCTACGGCGTCATGGCCGAGGCCTACCGGTTCCAGAAGGACGAGGCCCGGAACCAGAAGTGGCTCGCCGACGGCATGGCGTTCCTCCAGGCGCTGATGGGCCAGGGCGACTCGCAGAAGACGGGCGGTCGCCCGCGTCGCACGGCCGAGGATCAGGCCGAGGCCACCGCACGCGACACGCCGAACTAAGCCGTGCCCGATCCGATCAAGCTGGCGCCGTTCGCGCCCGATACGGCCTCGGTCGACGCCGCGGTCTCGGCGGTGGCCACGAACGTGGTGCCGCGCTCGGACGGCTACGGCCCGGTCCTGGCGCCGGTACCGCTGTCGCTTGCCCTGCCGGCGGAGTGCCGCGGCGCGATCGCGGTGTTCTCCCCGACCTACAACTTCCCGATCTACGTGGCCGGCACCTCGAAGGGCCTGTTCGTATACCGGACCACGGACCAGGCGTGGCACGAGGTGACGAACCCGTGCACCTCCTACAGCGTGCCGCCGGGGGACTACTGGTCCTTCGCGGTCTACGGCACCCTGCTGCTCGCCTGCTCGGCCGGCACCCCCGTGCAGAAGGCTACCATCGACGTCGTCCAGGCCGGCACGCAGCCGTTCACGGATCTTCTCGGCAACCCGCCCCGGGCCCGGCACATGGGCGTGGTCGGCGACTTCCTCGTGCTCGCCGGTCTGCCAGATAGCCCGCAGTCGGTCCGGTGGTCGGACAGCGGCGACATTGAGCAGTGGGGCCTCGGCCTCGACGGTCACGAGGCCGACGAGCAGCAGCTTCCCGACGGCGGGGCGGTGACCGGCTTCGCGGGTGGCGAGTACGGCGTGATCTTCCAGGAGCGGGCGATCCGGCGCATGACGCTGAGCCCGGATTCCGGGAACATCTTCGACTGCTCCGTGCTCGAGGAGAACCGCGGCGCGGTGGCGCCTTGGTGCATCGCCAAGGTCGGCCCGCGCATCTTCTTCCTCGACCGGGATGGCTTCTATGCCCTCGTGATCGGCGGCGGCCCGTCGCAGCCAATCGGCGCCGAGCGAGTGAACCGGTTCTTCCAGGGCCGCGTCGATCCGGAGCGGGTCGGCATGACGGTGGCGTTCCGCGACCCGACCGGCGAGCGGATCCTGTTCGCCTATCGGCTCGCCGGCACCGACGCCGCGGACCCGTCCCTTCTGGGCGAGGCGCTGCTGTACGACTGGCTCCTCGACCGCTGGTCTTTCCTCAACACCCCGATCCGCTTCGGCATGTCGGCCGCGACGCCGGACACCTCGGTCGACAGCATCGAGGGGTCGATCGACGACCCGGCCCAGCCCTCGCTCGACGACCCGATGTACCAGGGCGGCGCGACGCTGCTCGCGGTGATGACGACCGACAACCGGCTCGCCGTGCTCGACGGGGCGCCCCTCGAAGCGGTCGTGCAGACCCCCGACGCCATGCTGGCCCGGCCGAACCGGGCCTTCGTGCGCGCGGGCCGCGTCGACACGGATGCCGACGACTGGCGCCTGACACTTGGCGTCCGCGAGAGCCTCGGGGCCTCGACCCCCGTCCGGTGGCTCACCGAGTCCGCGCCGACCGTCGAGCGGTTCGCGCCGGCGCGCGCGTCGGGCCGGTACCACCGCGCCCGGGTGCGGATCCCGGCCGGCACGACCTGGTCCTACGTCTCGGCGATCGAGCCGGATGCCACGGCAGAGGGCTCGCGATGAATGTCCCCGGTCGGAACGAGAAGGACCTGTCGCTCTTCAGCCGCGCGATCGACGACCTCGCCCGCGGCGCCACTAACGCGATTGCGTCCAGCACCTTCACCCTGGCCAACGGGGTCTCGCGAACCGTCGTGCCCTGCGAAAATGGCGGCCCGGGCGCGCTGCCGCGCTGGGTCCCGATCACGGAATCCGCGTCGAAGGCGACCGTGTGGCTAGTCTCGGCCGACCGCCGCAGCTTCACGCTCGGGCACGATCTGAACCCGGCGACTGACCGCACCTTCCGCTTCGAGATGCGCCGGGCCTGAATGCGCCTCCAGCCCCTGTCGATGCCGCTCGCGCCTGACCTCGCCGAGCGCGTCGAGGCATGCCTGGGCGCCGCCTGCGCGCTGCCCCGCTGCGACCTGACCGTGGGTGGCCTGCTCGCGGCCTGCGCGGCGGGCGAGGCGCAGCTTGTCGGGATCTTCGAGGGCGACCGGTTCGTGGCGGCGGGCGTGACGCAGGTCCGCCAGCACCGCGGCGGCCGCCTATCCTGCTGGGTGCTGTCCCTCGGTGGCCGCGCGGCCGGCCCATGGGGCGCCGTCATCGCCGCCGTCGAGCGCGGCGCCGCCCGGCTGGGCTGCTCCACCGTCGAGTTCGTCGGCCGCCGCGGCTGGGCCCGCGTGCTGCCGGACTACACCGCCGCGCCCTGCGAGCTCGGCCACCACTTCACGAAGCGCATCGGGGCCTGACATGGGCGGCGGCACCAAGACCCAGACCACGGTCCAGCAGCAGAACAACGATCCGTGGGCGCCGGCACAGCCCGCGCTCCAGGGTGTGCTCTCCGGCGCGACCGCGGCGTACAACTCGGGCGTCGGCTCGCAGGTCTACACCGGCCCGCGCTATGCCGGCCTCGGCGATACCTCGCTCGCGGCGCTGGACACCATCGCCGGCAACGCCAACGCCGGACAGGGTGCGGCCAAGGCCGGCGACAGCTACCTGACCGGCCTCCTCCAGAACGGCGGCACGACCTCTGGCATCCAGGCCGCGCTCTCCGGTCTCGACAGCGTCGGGAAGATCGACACGTCGCGGGTTAGCCAGCTCGCCGACACGATGGCCGATCCGAACAACCTCGCCTACTCGACCGCGCGGGCGCTCAGCCGGGGCGACTATAACCTCTCGACCGACGGCTACACCGGCCTGCTCAACGGGCTGTCCGGCCAGACGCAGACGGAGAAGTCGCTGCAGAATGCCGCCGACGGCAAGTTCCTGGGCGGGGCGAACCCGTACCTCGACGCGGTGATCGGGCGGAGCCAGGGCGAGGCCGCCTCGACGATCGCGCAGAAGATGGGCGCAGCGGGCCGCAGCGGCTCTGGCAGGTATGCCGCCACCATCGCCGATACCCTCGGCGGGATCGCCACGCAGGCGCGCTACACCGACTACGATAACGAGCGCACCCGGCAGGCGCAGGCGGCCACAGCGATCGACAGCTCGCGCAACGCCCGCACCAGCCTCCAACAGGGGCTCTATGGCAGCATCAACAACGCCGAGCAGGTCAACGCCGGCCTCGCCCTGTCCGGGGCCGGCCTGTACAACTCGACGAACACGACGGCGCTCGGCGGCGCGACCGCGCTGGCCGGCATCGACAATCAGAACATCCAGAACGGCATCCAGACCGCCGGACTGAAGCTGTCGGCCGCGCAGGCGGACCGGGCCGCGGCGCTCCAGGGTCTCGGCATGGTCGGGACGATCATCGCCAACCTCCAGCAGCCCGGCTTGACCCTGGCGGGGGTTGGCGCCGCCCTCGACGCGGACCGGCAGGCCCAGCTCGACGCCGCGCAGGAGCAGTTCGCCGACCAGCAGGCGTCGCCCTGGAAGCAACTCGGGCTCTACGCCGGCATCGTCGACCCGATCGCCGGCCTGGGCGGCTCCTCGAGCGGCACGTCGGTCCAGAAGATCCCGCAGCCAGGCGTGCTCCAGCAGCTCCTCGGTGGCGGCTTGGCCATCGCCGGCACCGCCTCGAAGTTCATCGGCAAGTAGGAGCGCGTCGTGTCCGCAGGTCTCGCGCCGTTCGGCGCCCTCTCCCCAGCCGATATCGCCCGCCTGATGCAGCAGGCGCGGCCGCAGATGGATGTCTCGGCCGATGATGTGCCGGCGGCGGTCCCGCCCGGCTTCACCAGCTTCGTGCCCCCGACCGCGCCGACCATGCAGCCGCAGGTCGCCGCGCCGGCGCCCGTCGTCGAGCCCGAGGCGCCCGCCCGCGCCCCGTTGCGCATGTTTGGCGCCCTGCCTCCGCAGATGTCGGCGCCCATGACCGCGGAGCCGGAGCGTTCGCCGCTGCCCAGCCTCGTCGGTTCACGCGGGCCCGCCATGCCGGTCAGCGCGCCGGCCGCGCCGCGTGGTGATGATGCGGCACCGGCCGCCGCGCCGCCGCGCCCGCTGAGTTTTGGCAGCCTTCCGGCGCCCGCCGCTCCTGCGACGACCGCGTCGACCGCAGCCCCCGCGGCGCCCTCGCCGGCTGCTCCCGCTGCGGAGCCGTCACTCCTCGACCGGATCGGCGATGGACTGCGAAATCTCAACGCGAACGGCGGTGGCGACCTCCTGACCTCGCTCGGGATCGGCCTCATGTCGACGCCCGGCTTCGGTCGTGGCGCGGCGGCCGGGCTGAAGGCCTACCAGGACAACGAAGGGAAGCGGGCCGCCTCCGCGCTGGCCCAGGCCGAGTTCGGTCTGAAGGCCCGGAAGGCGCAGCAGGAGCAGGGCGTCCAGAACCTGACCGCCCGCGCCATCATGACGAAGCTCCCCGGCACGTCGGCCGAGGATGCCGTCGCGCTCGCCGGCAACCCGGACTTCGTGAAGAGCTTCCTCTCGGGGAACTACGGCGCGCCGGAGGGCTACGTCCGTACCTCGACCGGCCTCGTGCCGGTTGCGGGCGGCCCGCAGGATACCGCGACGCTGAAGGCCCGCGCGCAGGCGCAGGCCGAGGGTACCGCCGCCGGCTCGAAGGACGACGTGCAGATCATCACCCGTCCGGACGGGTCGATCGTCGGCGTGAACAAGTCCCGGATCGGCGAGACCGATGGCCCGTCCGCGCTGACCCCGGTCGCCCCGGCGACGGGCGGCGCCCGGGTGTGGGGCACGGTCGGGGCCGACGGTCGCATGATCGAGCCGCCCCCGGGTACACCGGCGGGCACGCCCGGCGCGTACGACGAGAAGGGTATGCCGCACGTCGCCCTGACGCAGGGCACGAACCAGCTCCCGCAGAAGGCCAACGCCGAACTGGATCAGGCCGCCGTCAAGGCGATCACCGAGAGCCGGGCGAAGGCCGAGGGCGCGATCGGCACCATCGCCGCCATCAACCGGCAGAAGGAGGCGCTCGACCGGGGCATCGTGGCGGGCGCGGGCGCCGACTGGCGGACGCAGGCTCGGGCGATCACCGCGCAGGTCCTGGGGATCCCGGACAGCTACGTGACGAACTCGCAGCTGTTCGACCAGGCGGCGACCCAGAAGAGCGCCGAGCTGGCGAAGGCGATCAGCCAGTCCGGCCACACGACCAACATGGATCTCCAGCTCGGCAAGACCATTTCGTCGGGCGACCGGTCCAGCGTCGAGGCGGCCCTGCGCGCCGGCATCGAGGCGCAGGAGATCCTCGCCAAGAACACGATCGCCCACCACAACGCGAGCGTGGATCGGTTCGCGACGCCGGAGACGGCGCAGCGCGCGGGCTTCTTCAAGGTGGAGCAGCCCGAGGTCTACCAGTACAAGCCGGCCGCGCCTGACCGGGCCGCGGTCGAGGCGGAGATGCGCCGCCGCGGGATGATGCGCTGATGGATCTCTCGAAGATCTCCGACGACGAGCTGCAGCGCCTCTACCAGAGCGCGCCCGCGCCTCAGGCGACGGCCGGCGCCGCGCCAAAGGCGGACCTCGCCGGCATGTCGGATGCGGACCTGCTGAAGCTGCACCGCGGCTTCTCGGACGCGCCGACGGCGGCCGAGCCGGGTGATGCGCCGGCCGCGGTCGGTCGCGGGCTGATCGAGGGCGTGCCCGTCGTCGGCCCATACCTGCTCGCGGGAGCGAACCGCGCCGCCGCCGGCATCCGTGCACTGAAGAACGACACGCGCTTCTCGGACGAGCTGGCGAACGTCGAGCGGTTCGGCGAGCGCACGGCGGCCGAGCACCCGATCGCGGCCGGTGCCGGCGAGATCGGTGGTGGTGTCGTCGGCGCGCTGCCCCTCATGGCGGCCGCGCCCGCGGCGTTCGGCATCTCGGGCGCCGCGCTCCCCATCCGCATGGCGGCCTCCGGTTTGTCGGGAGCCGGTCTCGGCGGCGCTGACGCTGCCGTCCGGTCCGGGGGCGACCTCGGTGCGATCGAGCAGGGCGCCGCGATCGGCGGTGGTCTCGGTGTGGCCGGCCCGGCGATTGGTGCCGGCGTCGGGCGCGTCGTCCGCGCGATCAAGGGCGGCAATCCCGGCGAGCACCTTCTGCGCGAGGCGACCCACGGCCTCACGGAATCCGAGCTGGCGGCGGCACAGTCGTTGCGCGATGGCGCGATGAACAGCCCGGGCGGCCCGGTTGCGCTGTCGGTGGACGAGGCGCTGAACGCGGCCACCGGCGGCAAGGCGGTGCGCGCGTCACAGCTCGCCCGCGTGGCGGCCAACTCAGGCGGCGAGGGCAGCTGGATCGCCGGCGAGTTCTACGCCGCCCGCCCCGCGCAGGTCGACAACGCCGGCCGCGCCCTGTTCGATCGCATCGGCGCGGAGCCCGCGAGCCCGACTGGCCTCGGCTTCAATGTCCAGACCGCCGCGCGCCAGGGCGTGATGCAGACGCCCGAGGGTACCGCGCTCTCGCAGGCGCGTGCGGCAACCGGGCCCCGGATCACGCCGGAGCAGGCCGGCCGCACGATCCAGGACGAGCTCCGCGGCGTGGCCGATGGCCTGGAGGCGCGGCGGGCCGGGCAGGCGGACGTCGACTATCGCGCCGCGCGCGCTGCGCCGGAGACGGTCGGCATCGAGCGCACGACCACCGTGGAGCGGCCCGGCGAGCCGATCGTGACGCCGCAGCGGTACAGCCGGCCGCAGTTCGCGGATGGTGCGCCCGCACCGCTCGGGCCGCCCCCGGGTCGCGCCGATGGCACCATTCAGGAGGCGGACCCGGTCAGCCTCGGGCGGTTCATCGCCCAGAACGGCGGCCTGCCGCTCGAAGGCGACGTGCTGGCCACCGACTTGCACCGGTTCGGCATCCCCGGCCTCGGCAACGTCGCGCGGCCGGGCGGGAAGTCGATCGACAACTTCTGGCGCGAGCGGCTGATCGAGGAGGGGTACTTCCGCCCCGACGCCGACGGCGGCATGGCGCGGGACATCTCGTCCGAGCTGCTGCGCAAGCTCCAGAACGAGCAGCGGGGCGTCCCCTCGTACCCGCTCGGCTCCAGCCGGGCGATGGGGGCCGGCCCGACCGCCGGGCAGCTCGGTGACGAATATGCGGCAGCGCTCTCGCAGGCGGAGACCCGGCTGAACGGCGACCTGCGCGCGGCCGGCATCGACCCGGCCAGCGTGCATCCCGATGTCCGGTCGCGGACGCTCGGCGCCCTGATGCGCGGGGAGACAGCCGAGCCCCTCGACGCGTTCGAGCGCACCGTGAACTCGATGCGGGAGCAGCCCGCGCCGCTCGTGAAGACGCCGACCGTGACGGAGGAGATCCCCGACGTCCGGTTCGGACAGGTCGATCCGCGCCCGGCGCTCGCCGCGGTGGCGGAGCAGGGGCGGACCGCCAAGGGTGATGTGCGGGGCGCCCTGACGGCGGCCGGCCGCGACCTGCGCGAGCCCGGCGGCGACCTCGACATGAGCGTCGCTGGCCTGCTGCACGCCCGCGAGCGGCTCGACTTCAGCATCCGCGCCGCGCAGGACGTCGGCGACGCGACGAAGGTCCGGGACCTCCAGGCCACCCGCTCGGCGCTCGACGCTCAGTTGAAGAGCGTGCCGGAGGTAGCGACCGCCGACGCCAACTTCGCCGCCAACTCGGCGCCGCTGGAGCCGTTCACCGGCAACAACCCGCTCGGCCGAGTGGTCCGGCGGGACGATCTCACCGGCCGCATGGCGACACCGACCGAGCAGGTACCCGGCATCGTTGGCCAGCCCAGTGCCGCGCGCGAGATGCTGGCCCAGCCCGCGCCGAACTCGCGCCAGGCGCTGGGCCGCCACGTCGAGACGCAGATCCTCGACCGGGCGACGGGTGGGAACGGCGATCTCTCGGCGGATACGCTGCGCGCGGCGATGCGCGAGCATGCCGATGTCCTCGATGCCCTCCCCGAGGTGCGGGACCGGCTGTCGCGGCTGACGATGGCGCGCGAGGGCATGGCCCGGATCGAGGCGTCGCCGCTCGGCCAGATCGCCCAGCGTCCGGACGTCGCCGCCGCGACCCGCGCGCTGTTCGCGCCGAACCCCGGGCCCGGCAGCCATGTCGAGGTGGCGAGCGCGATGCAGGCGCTGGCCCGCAACGACGCCCCGGCCGCGCAGAGCCTTGCCCGGACCTACCTGGAGACCGTGTTCAACGAAGCGACCCAGCAGTCGAAGGGGGTCGCCTCGCAGTACGGGGGCGCCAGGTTCGCGTCCGCGATCCGGGGCAACGCCCAGCAGCGCCATAACCTCGAAGCCGTGATCCGCGCTCTGCCCGAGGGCGAGACGCGCTGGGGCGGGCTCGACCGGCTCCTGACGACTCTGGAGGCGACCGGCTACCGGCCGGCGAAGGGGTCGGACACCGCGTTCAACCACGCCATCCAGAAGGAATTCCAGTCCGGCAAGACCCACGTCGGCCAGGCGGTCTCGGACGCGGTCACCGGCATGGTGGCGGGTGCGGCGGCCGGCGGCGTGAAGGGCGGCATCGCTGGCTTGGCGGTCGGCGCCAAGCATGGAATCGGCGATGCGATGATGCGGGCGCGGATGCTGAACTCGGGCGAGGCCGTGGCGCGCCTGATGTTCGACCCGAAGGCACTCCCGGATCTGCGTGCGCTGGCGAAGTCCCCGCCCGGCAGCAAGAACGCCGAGCTGTTCACGACGCGGCTGCTATCCCTGGCGAATGCGGGACTGGCGCCGGCGCGCGAGCCAGCCCCGCAGTAGGGGCGGGTAGACGTAGAAGGCGAACATGAGCCATCCGGCCAGCATCAGGATGCCGAGCGTTCCGACGCCGATCGCGTCCTGCAGGCTGGTCATGATCGGCGGCACGATGGTGTGCAGCAGCCACGACAGGGCCGCCATCGCTGCGGTGAAGAGCAGCCAGCAGAGGATGACGTCGGTGCGGGTCGGCATGGCGCCAGCGTAGCACGGCCTCGCGTTCCGAAGCACCCTTGACCCGACGGGCGAACCGCGGGATTAAGCCACCGTCCGCAGCGCTGCGCGCCGGACCCTGAAAGCCGCTCCGCAAGGGCGGCTTTTGTCGTTTCAGGACCTCCCGACATGCCGACTGCCGCAGACCGCGACGCGCTGATCGCCAGCGCGCAGCGCATCGGCGCGGACCCGCTCGACTTGGCGACCGTCATGTCGTTCGAGAGCGGGTTCAGCCCCTCGATCCGGGGCGGCTCGGGCAACCGGCACATCGGCCTGATCCAGTTCGGGCCGACCGAGCAGCAGCAGTACGGCGCGAGCCAGGACCAGAGCTTCGCCGACCAGCTTCCCGCCGTCGAGCGCTACCTGACCGACCGCGGCTTCAAGCCCGGTATGGGGATGCTCGACCTCTACTCGACGGTGAACGCCGGCCGGCCCGGGCTCTATGACCGGAGCGACACGGCGAACGGGGGCACGCCCGGGACCGTCGCCGACAAGGTCAACACGCAGATGGCCGGGCACCGGGCGAAGGCTGAGGCCTTCCTGGGCGGCGCCTTCTCGCCCGGCGCGGCCTCGCCCCGCGGCGCCTTCGGCCTGTCCGGCCCGGTCGCGGCCGGTACCGCCGGCTCCGTTACCCCGGCAGCCGGCGCCACGATGCAGGCGCCCGAGGCGGACCGCAGCCTCCAGGTCGCCTCGCTGCTCCGGACACTCACCGCCGCCGATGCTCCCGCGGCTTCACCGGTCGCGCAGGCCGCTGCGGCGCCCGCCCCGGCCCCGGTCCAGATGCACCCGGCCCGCCGGCAGGCGCCCGCCTTCGACGCTCAGCGCTTCTTCGCGCTGCTGCCCGGCGCCACGACCCGCTAACCCGAGGACGGCTCTATGCCCGGCGCCATCAACTGGGACGTCGCGCCCTCGGGCAACGACGTCTCGGATCCCCCGATCATCTTCAACGAGGGGCAGCCGGCCAAGACCATCAACGACGCCATGCGCGCGCTGATGGCATCCATGAAGCTCTGGATGCTCGACAACGCGGGCGTGAACCAGGCCTACGGCTCGGACGCCTACACGGTCATCACCCGGCAGGGCGTGACGGCGAAGGCCGCGGCCCAGGCGCACACGCTCAAGTTCCGGACCACGACCACCAACCTCAACCCGTGCACGCTGTGCGCCGACGGAAACACCCCGAAGCCCTGGCTGCGCTGGGACGGGACGCAGTTCGGGCCCGGCGACATCGGGCAAAACGTCGTCTGGTCGGTCGTGTACGACCCCGACGCGCAGGTCTACCGGACCCTGTCACCGACCACGGAGCAGGCTGGGGCGATCAAGGCGTTCGGCGGCCCCAACGTGCCGTCGGGCTGGGAGATCTGCGACGGCCGCCCGATCTCGCGCACCAGCTACGCCGCCCTTCTCGCCGCGATCAGCACGTTCTGGGGCAACGGCGACGGCTTCACGACCTTCAATCTGCCGGACCTGCGCGGCCGGTCACTGTTCGGCGCGAACCGCGGGCTGAACCTGCTCTCGGGGGCGGGAGGCCTCGTCGGCTCGCTCGGCTATCTCGGGGGCTCCGAGGTCGTGGCAATGCTGGCGAACCAGATGCCCAGCCACATTCATACCTCGACCATGTCGCCGGCCGGTTTCTTCCAGCCGTCCGTGCAGACGACCGGGGCTCACAACCACGGCGGCACGAAGCTCGGTGGCGACCACACCCACACCGGCTCAACCGGGCTGAGTGGCGACCACAACCATATCGGGACGACCGATGTCAGCGGCGATCATGCCCACGTCGTCCAGTACGGCTACGGCCTCGTCAGTACCAGCCCGCCCAACAACTCTCAGGTCGTCACCGGCATCAACCTGGGCGGTCCCGGCAACGGCCAGACCACGCAGAGCGGCCCTCACCAGCATACCTTCGCGACGCTGCCCGGTGGCAATCATGGCCACGCCTTCGCGACCGATCCCGGCGGGTCTCATGGGCACGACATCCCGATCGACGGCGACCACACCCACGCGATCGATCCGGCACCGAACCACACCCACAAGCTGGTGATCGACGCGGCCGGCTCGGGCGACCCACACCCGAACGTCCCTCCAGGCGCCGTGGTGACCTGGGCGATCAAGACCTGAGGCCCCGATGAGCGCTTTCGATTGGTCCACCAACGCGGGGCTGAACGCCATCGCGGACAAAGCCATGCCCGTCCCGGACGGCGTGTCGGCGCGCGTCTACGCGAGCTTGGTGCGCGGGCTCATGGCCGGCGTGGCGCAGTTCATCGCCGACACGTCGGGCGCGCTGGTCTCGGTCGGGCTGAGCGACCTCTACGCGGTGAACACCTTCTCCGGCCTGAAGCCGCGACCCGGGACGATGATCGCCTTCTGGGCGCATCGGACGAACGAGGCCGAGCCGTCCCTCATGGTCGACGGCTACGGGCCGGTGGCGTTCCTGGCGGCGGACGGCGGCGAGCTGGCGCCAGGCGCGGTCGTCCAGGGCCAGCTTCAGATGGTGGCCTGGGACGAGGCCGTATCGCCGGAGAAGCCGGCGTGGCGCAAGATCAACCCGGCCGCGACCGACCTGCAGGTGATGAACGCGCAGACGGCCATGGAGGCGCTCGCCGCGCTGCTGCCGAAGGAAGCGCCCGATGGCGCCGGCAAGCTCTGGTACAACAACGGGATGTTCCAGGTCACGACGGGCGCTCAGTCGTGAGCGTCTTCGACTGGTCGACCCGGCCCGCCGCCAACGCGGTCTCGGATGCCGGCGTGCCGGCGCTCGACGGCGCCTCCGCCCGTGAGCTGCCGGGTCTCATCCGCGATCTCATGTCGGCCCTCGCCGGCTACGTCGGCGACCAGGGCGGCGCGATCCGCACAGGCGGCATGTTCAACGCCTACGTGGCGCGCACCGCCTCGGGTGTCCGGACGCCCCGCCCCGGCGTCGCCGTCCTCGTCCAGGTCGACCGGGACAACACCGACGACCCGACGCTGAACGTCGACGGCACCGGTGCCCGCCCCTGGCTCGACATGAACGGCACAGCTCCGCCGGCCGGCGCCGTGCGCGCGGGTGCCTTCTACCTCGCCATCGCGTCCGGCCCGGGCTGGGTCAGCGACTTCGGCGGCATCGCGCGCAGCGATGCCGAGGATGCGGCGATCACCGCGGCCCTGGTCTTCGGCGGGATCTGAGCATGAAGCAGATCGATCTCACCGGCGTGGTGCTGAACCCCGCCGCGGGCACGCTCGACTTCTCGGGCGTGAATATCGACCCGCGCACCGTGCTGGCGGTCCTGCACGAGCCCACGAACCAGTGGATCTACGCCGTCGGGCGCCGTGGCCTGGGCCGGAAGTCGATCAACGGCCAGGTCCTGACCCTCGTCTTCAACACCAAGTTCCTGTCGCCCGGACCGATCATCGGATTCCGCGACGACGGCGTGGATGTCGCCAGCGATGTCCGCCTCGAGGCCTGCCGCGCGCTCCTCGCCACCGGCAACGTGACGCTGTCGAACATCTCGACCGGCATCGGGACGCCCACGGATGCGGCGCCGGGCTCGGATGCCGGCGCCGGCTCGCTGATCGCCAAGGTGACGCGGCTGCTCGGGACGCAGACCGGCATCGCCACGGTGCTCGCCGCGATCCGGGATCGGCTGCCGTCCGCACTGGTCGGTGGCCGCCTCTCGGTCGATGGCTCGGGCGTGACGCAGCCCGTCTCGGCGGTGGCTCTGCCCCTGCCGGCCGGCGCCGCCACCTCCGCGCTCCAGGGCACCGGGAATGCCACCCTATCGAACCTCGCGACCGGTCTCGGCGCACCGTCCGACACGGACCCGGGCTCGGACACGGCGCCAGCCTCGGTCCTGGCGCTGCTCCGCCGCGGCCTCGGGAACTGGACCGCCCTCCTCGCCCGGGTGCCGGCGCTCGTCGCCGGGCGCATCCCGGTCGACGGATCCGGGGTCACCCAGCCGATCTCGGCCGCAGGCCTCCCGCTTCCGGCGGGCGCGGCGACCGACGCGAAGTCCGAGGCGATCCGGGCGCTCCTGGCCAGTACGCTGAAGGTCGCGACGCCGACGCCCGCAAGCATCGTCACCGGCCAGGTGAAGATCGCGACCACCGGTACCGCCGTGGCGCTCCCGAACGTGGCGCTGGTCAACGGCATCGTGGTGAAGGCCAAGACCTCGAACGCGGCGCAGACTTCGGCCGCGCCCGGCGTGGTCGGGCCCGCCGGCGTGACGACGGTGATCGACGGTACCGGCCCAGGCTACCCGCTCGCACCGGGCGAGGCCGCCTCGTTCGCCTGCTCGAACGCCAGCGCCGTCTCCGTCAACGGCACGGTTGGCGACGTCTTCTTCTACGAGGGGAACTGACCATGGCCGCGCCCGCGATCCCGCCGCCGACCCCGCTCCAGTTCGCCACCACCGCCCAGGCGCAGGCCGCCCTCGATGCCGGAACGCTGATCAGCCCGGCGCTCGCCCTGGCGCTGCTGAAGGCCCAGCCCGCGGCGGTGCTCCGCGCCGCCTACGACCTCCTGCCGAAGTCGCCGGATGGTCTTGGCGTCGGAGATCCGTGGATTTCCGGTAACACCCTCCAGTTCGTCGCCTCCTGAGGACCGAGATGCGCTTCCGCACGACCCTAGCGGCCTTTCTAACGCTGCTCTCCAGCCACGCGCTCGCCTACGACGCGACGAAGGCATCCCGGTACGCCTCGCCGGATATGTACCGGCCGAATGTGGACCGGATCATCCTGAACGGACCGGGTTCCACCGGTGACGTGTCGGGGATGAGCGTAACGCCGAATGCGTCTGCTCCTGCGCAGTCCCTTTCGCGGATGCTCTACGCGCCGACTTTTGGGGGCACGGCAGCGGCGCCCACATTCAAGATCCTCGATCCGACCGGGGCGGCAGGCTCGACCTTTGCCTCTGACGGCCACGCGAACTGGAACCGCCTGCAATCCGGCATCACCTACAACCCTGTCGAACTCGTCCTCTACGGCTCGCCGGCTCAGGGGCAAGCGAGTGTCACGGCAGGCGGGAACACCGTGACCAGGATCGACGGCAACTTTTACGATCCTGCCTGGGTCGGGCAGCCGTACTTCTACTTTGCCGGCACGAACTACAAAGTAGCCAGTGTGGCGGCCGACGGCGGGTCGCTCACGGTAACTAACCTCGACGGGAGCGCGGTTTCGTTCCCGGCAAACCAGACTGAGCTGATTAATTACCTAGTGACGAGTGCGACCGGCACCGCAAACGTCTCAGGGACAGCCGTCACCTGGGTCAGTGGTCAGCTGTTCCTCAAAGTGCCGACGGTGAAGCTGAACGGCACCGTCTACAACGTCGCCTCGGTCACCTCGGACGGTCGTTCGATGACGCTGGCAACCAGTGCCGGCACCCAGAGCAATGTTTCCTTTGCCTGCTACGGCAATATCAACAACCAAATCTCCACAATACGTGTTCAGAAACTTTGGGGCGCGAGCGAGGAGAACCTCACCCTTGCCGCCACACCGAATGGTTTCTTTATCAACACGCTAGTCGCAGGTGTCGGCAAGCATCGAAAGCTAACGATCGGCTCTGGTGCTTACACGGCGCCCGGCGGACTGCGCGCGCAACTCGGTCTTCAGCCGAACGGCGATCTGACGCTGGGCGGCGACTACGGCCTCGATGTCCTGCGCGTCCTTGGACCATCCTCCGGGACGGAAAGCCGGTGGGTCATGGCGGCGCCATCAACCGGCACGTCTGGGCCGGTCTTAGCCAGCCAAAGCGACATCGACGCCAACGTACCTGTGACCCTTCAGGCGCAAGGCTCCGGCGCGTTGCAGGTGAAGGGCTACAACGGCGCCACGACCATCATGCAGGGCAACTCGGTTGCTGGCGCGACCAGCTTCCCGACGCTCAGCAACGGCGTTGGACAGGCACTCGTCACGGCAGGCGGTGCGAACGGTCCAGTTGTTCTGATCGGCAAGAACGCCGGCATCCAGAACAATTTCTACATCAGCGCCTCTGACCCGACGACCTCCGATATCCCGAATGCCTTTTGCGCCGACTGGTATAACTCTACGGCCAACACGATGAAGCGCTATTGCAACGTGGCGAATGCGTTGCGCGCGATCACGTATCAGTAGCGCTTCGGTCCGCATCGCTGATACCCCGCAGATCCCCGCTGCAGGGTGGTAACCTGACGTCAGGCGACTGCTCGACCACTCGGCCCTCCCGTTATCTCGGACGCTTCTCATGCTCCTGCCGCGCAACGCGCTGCGGGCCGCCTTCGCGTGCCTCGCGCTCGCGGGATCGGCCTCGTGCGCCCGTGCCGAAGTCGCCTCCTGGTACGGCTCCGGCCGCCGCACGGCGAACGGCGAGCGGTTCGCGCCCGACGGCCTGACCGCGGCGCACCGTGCCCTACCGTTCGGCACCCGCGTGCGGGTGACCTACGGCGGCCGCTCGGTGGTGGTGCGGATCAACGACCGCGGCCCGTTCATCGCCGGCCGGGCGATCGACCTCTCGCGCGGCGCGGCCCGGGCCATCGGCCTCACCGGCGTCGGCCGCGTCCACCTCGCCATCCTCGGCTGACCCGGAGACCACCATGGACGTCTCGCCCATCGGACGCGCCGCCCTCGAGGGGCGCGAAGGCACCCGGCTGACCGCCTACAAGGATTCCGTCGGCGTCTGGACAATCGGAACCGGGATTACGACCGCCTCCGGGCTGATCAAGGTCGTGCCGGGCCTGACGATCACGCCAGTCCAGTCCGACGCGCTCTTCGCGGCCGCGCTGGAGAAGTACGCGGCGCCCGTGCGCGCTGCCCTGGCCAAGCCCGTCCCACAGCCGTTATTCGATGCCTGCGTAAGCCTCGCCTACAACATCGGGCCGGTCGGCTTCGCCCACTCGACCGTGGTCCGCCGCGCCAATGCCGGCGACTTGGCGGGTGCCGTCGAGGCATTCCTGATGTGGAACAAGCCGGCCGCGATCATCTCGCGCCGGCAGGGTGAGCACGACCAGGCCGCCCTCGCCTCCTACGATGGCGCCAAGGTCTACGCGCGCCGTGGTGACCGCTCGCCCGTGAAGGCGATGGCCGGCACGCTGCCGGCTCCGGTGAGCGTGCCTGATCCGCTCGCGACGATGATGGGCGCCAAGCCGCCGGCCTCCGCGTGGGTCCCTGCCGCGGAGCCCGGCTTCTGGGCGCGCCTGCACGCCCTCCTCTCCCGCAAGACCAAGGTGGCCTGACATGCTCCGCGACCGCTCTCACCGGATCCGCCTCGGCATCATGCGCTGGTACGCAGCCGCGCGCGGCTACCGGATCTACGCGCTCGCCCTCGTGCTGGCGGTGCCGGACGTCCTCGATGCCCTGGCCGGCGTCGACTTCACCGTCCTGCTGCCGCCGGGCTGGGGCGCCAAGGCCGCCTCGATCCTGGCGATCGCGCGCGTCGTGCTGGGCGTCGTGATCCGGCGCCTCGCCATGGTCGGCCCGCCGCCGGCCGCCGGTCCGCGCTGATGGGCGCCGCCCTCGCCATGGCCGGCAGCCTCCTCGTGAAGCTGTTCGGCTCCGGCATCGTCCAGGCGGTGCTCGCCTATCTGAACAAGCGCTCCGACAACGGCGTGCTGACGAACGCGCAGAACGTGACGGGTGACGTCACGGTCGGCCAGGCACAACTCTCGGCGTACATCGAGGAGCGCAAGATCGTCGCGCAGGAGCGCGCCGAGCAGCATTTGTCGCCCTGGACCGCCTGGATGATCCCGACGGCGTTCGGGCTCTGCATGATCCACTTCGGCGCGATCGTTCTCGACAGCACTTTCCGGTTCAACTGGCAGGTCGCGAAGCTGCCGGCGCCGTACGACGCCATGGAGAACGCCATCGTGCTCTCGGTGATCGGCGTCGCCGGCATCGCGCCGACCGTCCGCCGGATCTTCGGCAAGTAGCCGCCTCCCTCTGACCCTCACCCTCCGTCTTCCCCGCAGGGGGCAGGCAGCGAAAGACCGCCCCCATGGACACGTCCTTCCTGTCGCCCGGGCCGATCACCTGGGCGCAGCTCATCGCGCTCGCGCTGTTCCTGATCGCGCTCGGCAAGGGCGCAGACTGGATCATCGGGAAGCTGCGCACCGGCACGAAGGAGGCGGTCTCGCCGCTGACGATCGACATGGCCGCGGCCAAGATCGAGATCCGGTCGCTCGAGGAGAAGCTGAACGCCTTCAAGATCGAGGTGGCGCGGACCTACGTGACCGGCGACGTCATTACCCGGCTGGAGCGGCGTATCGACGACATGGTGGTCTCGGTGCGGGACGAGATGAAGGAGACCCGCGAGGCGATGCTGAAGGCCTTCATGCGACGCCCGCCCGACTGACCCGCGGCTGTTAACATCCGTCAACGCCCTGGACGCCCTGGCTTCGGACGGGGCGCCCTTCGTCGTTTTAGCCCCGCCGGCACCGCCGCGGCGGGCTTTTCTGATTCCTGATCAGACGTGATTGATTGATGTGCGCAGACCGACTTGCTCGCTGCTGCCGGAGCTAACAGCATTGCCGATGCTAGTATCCTTGATGGCAGATCTTGAAGGCTCGGCGCTTCTATCCATGGGTCGCTTGCTGAGATCTTCCTTGTCTTGCCGCCTTAGCTTGTCGGCGGCATCAGGGCCAAGATGCTCTTCGATCATTGCGTAGACATTTTCATCCGACCAAACGTCGCGCATGGAATCCCCTTGGTGGCGGATCGTTAGGCAGGCGTAGCGGCAGGCAGAGCGCAAGGCAAGGCATAGGCGTGCCAGCAGGTGGGCTCCATGCTAAGGCTGCGGCGCTTCTGAGGACGGGATCTCGCTGGGCCGGTACATGACTGACTATAGCCTCGTTGGCGAATGGGCTTTGTATAGGAATGACCAAAGTCAATTCGTTTCGCACTTACAGTTCAAGCTAAGCGGCGATATAGTTGGGCCATCTTTCAACGAGAGGTACTGGGAATATATAAATGGACAAGTTGCCGTCCTCGACGGATCGAGGAGGGTTACCACTCTGTTTGAAATTGTAAGGGCTGATGGCTTCGGCCCCAATATGATGAAGGGGTTTTTCGCCTCGTCCGTTCCATCTGGAAAGCCGATCGCGCATATTCTGATCCGGGTCAATCACATTCCGTTCGCTCACACAGGACGCCTTAGACACACTGCGACCACGCTGAGCGAATGCCGACAATTCGAGCGCGACCTAATCGACTACTCAATTATTATAGAGGAGGGGCGGCGTGTGCAGCTTCCTCCGCCAGTCAAAGTTATCAACCAGAGCGCCCGCATAAGTTTCTTCGCGAACTTCACCGGCTCATACGACGCCGAAGAGGTTAGGTGCGACGTCATTCATGACGCTTGGGTCTTTGGCGGCAGCGTGATCACGGACCGGAATTGTGTGCCGCTTTTCTCGACGACCTATCACGCCCGCAGGCCTCGTCACTACAATGCCGAATGGGATGAGGGCGCTAAGACCCTGAAGTTCGCCGCTGGCGAGGTTGAAGAATATAACGAAGAGCCGCTCTTTGTAACCAATACGCTATCCGACCCCAACTTCGCGCACTGGCTCGTGCAGGAGCTTCCGACGACGCTCATGCTTGAGCGACTCCGTGCGATGGGGCTGCTGGAGCATCCGACACTCTTCATAGCGCCGCCTGAGTCCGTGGCGTTTCGGGCCGACCATTTGCGCGATCTGCGGGTCAATTATCCCATGGTCTCGCCAGGGCGGCATCACTCGACCAAGCGCTATAGGCGGCTTTACGTGCCGTCGACGCATCGTTTGGCACACATATACGCATTCTCGAATTTGGTTGGGGAGACCTTCCGGAGCCTCTATGAGGCAAGCCCCGCACAGCAGGATCAAGGGCTGAGACTATTTTTCTCGCGCCGGGACGTCGGTAACAGCCGAGGGTTCTCGAATGAGGACCAGGTCGCGGACGCGCTTGAGAAGGAGTTCGATTTCATTCGCGTCGATCCCGGCCACTTATCCGAGATTGAAAAGCGGTCGCTCTTCGGCAAGGCGAGCATCATCATGGCTGTGCATGGCGGGTCTCTGCACAACGTCATGTATACGCCGCCGAGCTGCACCGTGATCGAGATCTTCAACGAAAATCATCAGAACTGGTGGAATTACCATATTGCCGCTTTAATGGGCCGTGCGTACGCAGCGATCTGCCTTCCTCTGCCACCGGAGCAGAAGAAACTGCCGGTAGAGCGCATCGTTCAAGAGGTCGAGATAGCGCCGTTCCTCGAAGGTGTTCGCGAGATCTTGGTCGCGAGCGGAGCCACATTGGACGCACGGTGAGGTGCAGGTGAGACGCATCGCACTTCTGATTGGCGTCGTCGCACTTGCGCCTACGCCAATCTCTGCGGAACAGCTCCAGCGATTAGGTGAGCAGTCCTTCACTGATCCAACAGGAGCTGATCAGCGCGCCGACGCGAAGCAGCCGGATAGCAATCGTGCGCAGCTTCCGGGACTGCTTGCGACCCCTGATCGGCATCGCTTGGTCTACCCAGAGTATCTCGGGCTCGGCGGCAATATGGGCGCAGGCGGCCTTGTCATAGGCGGCGGCAGGGCCGACCAAGGCTATCAAGGCACGATCCTTCGCAACGATGGACATCCGAATTGGGCCGCAGCGGTCACATCGCTTAATTATAATCCGACCGAATGGATTGTTGGTGGGGCTGGCGCCCAGGGGCACGCATCCACCACCGGCACCTCGAACGTGGTCACCCGAGTTGAAGGTACGATCTTTGATCCGATCTGGGTCGGCGATCGGTTTTATCTAAATCGTGCACCTTATCGGGTGGCGTCTGTTGCCGTTGGCGGCAACAGTTTGACTCTGACCAACCTGGATGGGTCTCCCGTAAAGTTGCCGGCGATGAGCAACGTTTTCTTCCAGTATGTCATGACAACTGGGACGGGCCGCGCAAACGTCGCTAAGGGTGTTGTGACTTGGGTCAGCGGCCAGCAGTTCTTGCCGTACGTGGGGAAGCAGACAGACTTCCGCATTGTCATTGACGGTAAAACCTATACCTCCGTTACATTCCAGAGTCCGACACAGATCACACTATCAGATGGGTCGGTCACCAAGGCAAACGTAGCATACCGCTACAGCGCCAATATCGCTGATCAGGTCGCATCGCTTCGCATCGGGAAGCAAAATGGCGCGATCGAGGAAACGCTGACAATCTCGGGGCGGGCAACAGGCGAGTGGGAGATCGCAGCGGGGTCATTTCGAGAGGCCACCAGCCCAGACCCGCTGCGAATTAAGAACGGCGTCCGAAACGGCTCCAGGCTCACCCAGATCGATGTGCAGGGAGATGGCGTCAGTCTCGGCGGTTTGGCGGGCGCTGAGGGCATGCGGGTCTTGAACACTCCCGACACCGTGAACCGGATCGAGGTATCCGGCACCGGAAGGGGCTTTGCGCCCACTCTCACAGCCCGCGGCGCCGACGCCAATATCGGCTTCGGCCTGGACGCGCAGGGCGCCGGCGGCTTGGTCTTGACGGGGCGCCTCTACAAGCAGGTCCTGCTCGAGGTGGCCGGCGCAGCCAAGGAAGGCCTTGGATGGCCACTCCTTGTCCCCGGCACGACGCCAACCATTCAGCCCGGTGGGTCGCACGATGCGTCTATAGCGCTGGTTGGGAGCGGCGACGCGGGCGCGCAGACTGGCCTCTATGTGCGACCAGGTGAGCCGTCCCTCGGCGACGTACCGCTCAACAGATGCGTTGACTGGAACAACACCGCAGCTAACACCCTGAAGCGGGTCTGCAATCTCAGGGGTAAGCTACACTCCCTTCTCTACAATTGACGGCATGCCCTCGGTCCGCGGCGCGCGAAACCGAGGTTTTGCATAGCCGGTCGGGGCGTTGAGGGCTAAGCCTTCTTGATCACAGCGACGGCATTGTCGATCTTATTCGCCTCGCTGGGCAACTGATAGATAAAGCCTGACATTCCGGACTGCGCAATGAGCTCGTCAAATTTTGACAGGTTGACGAATGTTGTCACGATATCTTCAATAACATAGACGCCGCCTGATTTCAGCCGATGTATGGCTCGCTCAAACAAATTACGATTTGCGATGACCTCATGGAGACCGTCGTCGATAATAATATCGAATTCGATATGAGGTATGGTCGAGAATAGGTTGTCAATCGAAGACGTGTCGTTTTGATCGACAAAAAATGTCCTGATCCGGTCTTCCTCGAAGAGAATGCGCTTGTCCACATCTGCTCCGCAGACAGTGCAGTGTAAGAAGAACTCACGCCATCCTCGTAGCGATGCACCCGGGACTCCGGACTCTCCCATATTCGAAGGCACATCTAGATTGTTGGTCCCAATGCCGACTTCGAGGAGATGAAATCTTTCGTTGATAAATGGCCTGAAAAGCTCCTGATAAAGCAAGGTATAATTATGCCATCCTAATCCTTTGTCACTACCGCATCTTTTCATGATGCGGCAGAGATCTGTTTCATGGTTAGAAGTCGCAGCTCTGCCAACCTCATCGAGCAGGGCGCCAAACTGTTCCTTTCCATTCCCGTAATATATCGAAAGCTGTTCGGGCGTTTCCATTATAGCATTGAGCCTTGTAATGAGAGGGCGAGAAAGGCGACATTCGTCTTAATCAAGAAATCGGCTCATCAGCTCAGCCGCGATGTTATTATTCGCAAGATCGGTATCCTCATACGGATAACTGAGCATAGCTCTGCAGTATGTCGCGATTGCCTCTGCGCTGACATCGAGCTTTATGGCCGCCATGTTGTAGCAAATATCGAGCCCAACGATCTTGCTGCCCGGCCAGTGCGACAACGCTATGTTGACACCGCGGACAGGCCGAGGAGCAGGTGAGCCGTGTATAATACAGTCAGCAATCCACCGCTCCATTATCTGCGTATCTTGAAGCAATATCCAAGAATTGTGCGGCAGCACCTTGGACATCGCAAAAATGTCGATGAAAGGCCAAGGATGCTCGTGCCCCCCGTCGATGAACGCCATACTTGGTCCCGTGGTGGGCTGCATGTAGGCGACTCTGTCCATCAATATGTCTAAAGACGTTAGTTCTGTGTTGAGCCGCCAAAGTGGCTCAAGATGCCTGAATTGAGTTCTTAGAACTTGGCCAACATCAAAACCGGGTTGATGTGATTTGGAGATATCGAAGCTGTTCAGAAAGGTTCCCGCGCTTGTTAGTTGCAGGTGCTCAGCGCAGGACAAAATAAATGCCGATGATATGCCGGATGCTACGCCAATTTCCATCATTAAACTTGGTTTGATGGCGCTCATGAATATCATAATGAACGCGGCGTCCCCTGGAGTGATAGGGCCGCCGAACGCGCCGTCATAATATTTCGAGAAAAACTCCCTCACGAATGCACTTGTGGCATCTAGGTCAACGTTCGGCGCCTCGCCATCGAATAGCGGCTCCGACCTACGAAGATAGTGCTTGAGCCACTTTGTCCCTTCTTCTAATTTGTCTAACTCACCACCGTAATATATGTTTTCAAGCAGGTTCTTTTCCATCGTTTACGTCTCACATACTTGGTTGCGGCGATCTGATGCCCGGTTGCGGCTAGCGTTAGTCACGTTCGCCGCGCCTCGCTATGGCGCATCGGTCACTCGCCTTCTCCTATGTCAGCTGCGGCTTTTGGGTTCTGGCAACCATTAAGCCTTAACGCGGCGACCATGTCCGACCTTCCGACCGCCGTCGCCACCTAGCGCGACCAGATCGAGCGCCTGGCCGAGCACGCCTCGCGGCGCCGAAATCCGCCCGCCCGACGCGCCGTGGCGGGCCTCCGCCGGCCACGCCCGTGGAAGCGGGATCGGCCTCGATCAGCAAGGCACGCCAAGCCAACGACCGCGCCGTCCTGAACCTGACCCAGCCGGATCTGCGCTGGCTGGTCGAGAAGCTGCGGCCCTGGCTCGACCGAGAGCCGAGGATCTGACCGGAACCACCCCGCACGCCCGCGCGTAGACCGGGCCTCGACATTCCCCGACGAGACCACCTCGAACTGCCCGGCTCCGGCCGCGGCGGTTTTTTGCGCGAACGCGACTGCATCGCATCAACCACCGGTAGGCGGCGGATCGCTATCGTTGTAGCAGCGATCAACGTGCCGGCGGCAGGGGTGAGGCAAACTCGCGAGCCGATCGGCGAGTTGCCCATGCTCGCGCCTGAGGTCCCGGATGTCGTCGGAAAGAGACTTCGTAAGGTCTGCCCCCGATCTTCAGAACGTTATGGACCTCTTCCACGGGGAGTGGTCGACCATCTTGCCGCCGGATGCCGGCGCCGTGGCCAGCCCCGGCTATGCCGAGCTGTTCACGGATCCGAGGATAGCCTGGGCCAACGAGGTACTCGGACCGTTCGAGGGCTTCGACGTTCTCGAGCTCGGCCCGCTGGAGGGCGCACACTCCTACCTACTGGAGCGGCTCGGCGCCGCCTCGGTCACCGCGATTGAGGGCAACTCGCGCGCCTTCCTGAAATGCCTCTGCATGAAGGAGGTGATGGCCATGAAGCGCGTCACCTACAAGCTGGGGAACTTCGTCCCGTACCTCGCCGACTGCCCTCGCTTCGACGCGATCATCGCCTGCGGCGTCCTCTACCACATGACGGAGCCGCTGGTGCTCCTGGAGCGGATGGCCAGCAAGGCTGACCGCATCATGCTCTGGACCCACTACTACGATCACGAGGCAATCCAGGCGCGTCCGGACAACAACCTCTATGCCAAGCCAGCCGCCCTGAAGGGCTCGCCGTATCGCGGCGTGAAGCGCTTTTATCCGGAGGCAGCGATGGCCTGGCGGGGCTTCTCAGGCGGCTCCGAGCGGCACGCGGTCTGGCTGGAGCACGACAGCCTGATCCAATTCTTCCACGATCGCGGGTTCACGACGTCGGTGCAGTCCGATGCGGCAAACTCAAACGGGCCAGCCCTCTCGCTCTGCGCCAAGCGCTAAACCTGGAAGGGGAATGATTGGCCGCCCGGCTCCGGCCGCGGCGGTTTTTTCGTGCCCCATCGTCTGCTATTGCACCGCGACCGGCAGCTTGGACGGCCGCCGCCACTTCAGCCCCGCCGGCACGGCCGCGCGGGGCTTTTTCGTGCTAGCCGAGGTTGATCAATCCGCTTTTCCAGACGACACGTCGCGTCGCGACCGCCTCGCGGTCGTGCGTCGGCAGGTCGGTTCTTTGTCTGTGGTCAGCTCTCAGTCGGTCTGACCTCGCCGACGCAACCCCTTTCAGCCCACCCGGTCCGCCGGCGCGGGCTTTCTCACGCCCAATCCTCAGCGCGGCTTCGGAGCTGGCGACTTCGGGTCCTTGAAGAAGCCGCTCCGACCCTCGGCCAAGCCGGTGTTCACGAAGTGCACGAGCGGGTTGTGGCCGGAGGCGGCTACGTCGGGGTTCGCGGCCAGATAGCCCGATGTGCTGAAGCCCGCGCTCGGATCCCGGCCTTCCTTCCAGCCGTGCCGAAGGTAGTGGTCGAGCGGGTTCAACCCCGCGACCTGCACATCCGGGTAGGCGTTCAGATAGTAGACGGGATCGAAGCCGGGCAGCCGGACCTTAACGAACGACGGAGGGCGTCTGAACGGCCGCAGCATGCGCAGCTTCATGATCGATCTCCGAACACGAGACCCACGCTCGATCCATCATTTCGAGCTGCGCCGCAAGCGTTGACCGATCCCCGTGCGCGAGTGGCTCTGTGCCCCGCGCTGCCCCGCGGCCTGCGATGGCCCGGTATTCCTCACAGGGATTCACTCAGCCCCGCCGGCACCGCCGCGCGGGGCTTTTTCGTTCAGAGCTGGCCCTTCAACTTGGCTAGCATCTTGGCGCCTTCGGCCAAGAAATAGGCCTTCACGGTCGGGTTCGGGACGAGCTTGGCGCAGCGCGACTCGATCACGTCCATGGATTGGAAATCCCGGTGGCGAAGGAGATCCGTCAGGTACTGCTTGGCCTCGGCCTCGTTGTCGATGGTAAGCGGTTCTGGGTCCATGACACCCCTCTCGCTTCGAGCCCATGGTTCGCCGGATCGGGCTTCAAAATAGCCCGAATCCCGACGCGGGACGAGCCGGTCGCCGGCATGGGCACGGCCCGGTAGCCGCCATCGACCATCCTGCCTGCGAGCCAAGTTGCGTATCGGCTCGGCTCACACGCTGGTGAGATCAGGCGCTCCCCCGCCCCGTGAGCAGATCGGGGCGGGGCCGAGCGGCCCACAGGAACCGCCCTTTAGCCATTGAAGTAGCCGACGACCCGGCTTTTTGCGGTGCGCCACGATGTTCCCTCGCGCAGCGTTCGCAGCGCGATCAATCCATTGACATCAGGCACGACCCAATTGACAGACTGCCATAGCCAGATCTCGATACGCACGGCCCGAAAATGACTGCATCAACTATAGCATCGATTGCCACAAATCCGGAAGTTACAATCATTTGCCTTGCATTCAATCATGCGAAATTTATTCGCGAATGTTTGGATAGCTTTCTAGCTCAAAAGGATGTTTCATTCGAGATAATCGTTGCTGACGATGCTTCCACGGACGGAACGACGGACATAGTACGGGAATACGCCGATAGGCACCCTCAAATCGTCAGGCATTTTGTTCAAACGACAAATGTCGGCGCGGAGGAAAATTTCACCAAAGCATGCCAGCATATTCGTGGAAAATACGTCGCAATGTGCGATGGTGACGATTATTTTATTACTGACGACAAGTTGCATAAACAAATTCGAATACTAAAGGATGACCCATCTTTGTCGATCTGTTTCAGTAAGGCGCGGATCATATACGATGATGCTTCATTGTCTGACGAAGTTGCCCCCAAGGGCAGCATTATCGCAAACCGGAGCCGCTTCAATTTGGCTGACTTGATGAATACAAACCCAATCCCGACATGTACGGTGGTCTACAGGTGGATATTTACGGAAAGAAGGGTCGAGGATCATGTTCCGCGAGGTATTTTGCCTGGCGATTACTATCTGCACATGGTGCACGCTCGTGAAGGAGACATCGCCTTTCTAGACGAAGTCACTTCAGTCTACCGCCGTCATTCAAATGGTATGTGGTGGGACTACGATAGCAACTGGGACAAGCAAAATCTCAAACACGGGATTGCCGAGCTGAAATTCCATCTCGCCGCTGCGAGGCGAATTCTAAGCGACGCCGACTCCGTTTGGTACGAAGAAAATCGCGCACTTCCATTCGCAGCTTTGCTGCTATTGCTTTATGTCCGAACTGGAAAAGTCGATATGATAAAGACTCTTCAGGATACCGATCCTAAGATTTTTTCTAGGATACCAGAGCGCCTCAATCTTAACTAAAGAGGCTCAATAGCGACTGGTATGTGGATTGGCCAAGTCTGAATTTGATCATTCATGGATGGCTTCGTTGGTTCTTAAGTGAACATACCGGCGTCGCGATGGTCAATGACTGAATGGTCTTCGGCGTCGAGCAGGACCGGATCGTGTTCGACCGGTTCTCCGGCTACCGGACCAAGCCCGGGCAGACCTAGGGGCCGCCGGTCTGGGAGTTCGCGGCCAAGGCGCGTTAAGCCTCGTCGTCATTCACGGCGGACATTGTCTGCTCACGTCGGCGGATCTCCTCGGCCAATGCGTAAAGCAGCATGCGTGAGGCGGTCTGCATCTCAGGCGATCCGTGTTGGAGGATCGCTTCGTGGTTGGCGATGCAGGTCTCTGCCATCGCCTCGAAATCGTTTGGTGGCTCCACCAGCGCCTCCAGTGCTGCGAAACGATACCAGTGCATTCGTACTGAGGTTAAGTGGCGCACAGGGATTACGCGGCTGCGGCAAGGCGTCTTGATATATCGGGATCGGCGTCGGTCGGCGCTTTATGAGCGCCGGTTAGGATCTTTGTAGCGGTGAATAGTCCTGCTGATGATGGTGAGGGTCACGCTCGGAACGGAGCGCGCATGGGACAGATCGCCGAGGCATTGGGAGTGTCGGAAGCGGCGCTCCGAGAGGCGATCGCTGCTGGCCCTGCGGTAGACACTCCCAGCGAGCTACTCCGGCTCTGGATCCAAATCGAGGATGCATCTGATCGCCGGAAGCTTTTTGCTTTTGCTCGATCGCTAGCCGCACGAAAATAGGCCGCTGGCCTGGGAATTCCCGGTCAAAGGCGCGGCTGATCCTGCCTGTGTTCTGCGAGGATGTCGGGGGCAACCGCGATGTGAGCCGGCATAGGATGTTGCGCCCAGCGAGCCATTAACGCCTCAGGCCTTTTCCAGGCGCAATGTGCCGGTATGTCCACTCGCATACCGAGCCGACCATGCATTTCGAGATCCGATCCACCGGCCGCCATCTCTGGACCTGGGTGCTGCTCGACTCCACGCATCTGCCGGTGATGGAATCGGACCGGACCTTCCCGTCCGAAGCACAGGCGTCGGCAGCCGCGCTGGCGTTCTCGAAGCTGGTTACCCGAGCCGGGAAGACGCTAACCGCCCCGTCAGCGGGCAGTCTGATCTAGATTTACGTCGACAATTCTAATAAGCGCGCGTCATCACGACGGAAACTGTGGCATTGTGAGAATTTATTCTAGTTAAACGATTGCACAAGACGAATAATCGCAGTTGTAAATGTGCCAGCAGTCAGTGCTGTACCAAGCAGCACGAGCGCCCATGCCTTATCAAACTTGAGCCGCGTCATCGTCGTCCTCCGCATGGATGCAACTTTAGAGCGACGGCGTTTAACGCGAGGCGCAACCTCATAGCTAAAATCTTACCCAAGCGTCATGTCAGGTTGATATCGGCAGCATAGGGTGCGCGTGAGCGAGCCGCGCCTTGCAACCGAGTTCTCCTCCAAAGCGAAGATCGCGGCCTTGTGGCTACCAGGCGAAGGTCAGTTGGGCCTGTGAGCTGCCAGCCTGACAGTTGGTGGTGAAGGGAAGCAGCTGACGATCAGCCCTGCAGGCTCTCGGCGAAATCGTCGGGGATCTCGCCCCACTGGCCGAGGATCGTGACGCCCTCCAGCTCGCCGGTCTCGTCGTCAGCCACCACCTTCAGCGCCGCCGCGCCCGGCATCTGCTTGGCCAGGTTCTCGGCCTTCTTCACCGCCCCGCTCTCGGTCTGCGCCGGCTCCTGCCGGGCCGGCCGCAGCCGCTTCCGATGAAGCTCGAAGGGCTGCACCACGAACGCCGTCTTCATCGCCATCGTCGTCTTCTCCTCCAAGCGGTCTCGGTAGCGCCAAGGCCCGGACAGCATTGGCGTTTCCGGGTGCCTTCCACAGAGATCCACGGCTATCCAAGCTGCCGCCGATCCGGCGGTTGAACCGCGATCACCCCTGCGCTTTGTTCTCAGTCTGTTCTAGCAGGGAATCGGAACGCGATGCACGCTCTCCCGCATGAGCCACCTGTGGAGTTTCGTCTCACTGAAGCCGAGGCGATCGCACTCCACTACTACCAAGCCGCGCATCGGGATGGCTGGACGGCGCTGGTGCAGGCGATCGCCGACGCCCTTGCCGACATCGATGCCGCGGAGCGCCACATCGCAGACCATGGGCGGCTGGTCTCCCACGGCTACGCGCGCGGCCGCATCTGCGCAGCCTGAACCTCATGTCAGTTCACCGGATCGACGAGCTGCTGATCCACAGCCCCGACGCCGTCCGCGTGCCGCTGCTCGGGCAGGCCCTATGCGCCGGCTTCCCGTCGCCCGCCGACGACTTCCTGGAAGGCGCGCTCGAGCTGCCGCGCTGGCTCGTGCCGAACCCGCCCGCCACCTTCCTGTGGCGGATCAGCGGCTCGTCCATGGAGGGCGCTGGCATCTACGACCGCGATCTCGCCTGCGTCGACCGAAGCCTCACGGCCGGGCACGGCAGCATCGTCGTCGCGGCGGTCGACGGCCAGATGAGCTGCAAGCGCCTCGTGATCGACGGCAACGTCGCCCGGCTCGCCTTCTGCAATCCGGACCTGCCCGCCTTCGCGATCGATGAGCTCGGCGAGGGCGTGATCTGGGGCGTGGTGCGCTTCTCGATCCGCTGGCACGTCGCCCGCGGGCAGCTCTCGTGAGCACGCCCGAGGCCCGGCAGCGCGACCGGATCGGCGGCGGCCGCGCCGTGGCGCTGATCGACGGCAACAGCTTCTACTGCTCGTGCGAGCGCGTGTTCGACCCCAAGCTCGCCACCGTGCCGGTGATCGTGCTCTCGAACAACGACGGCTGCGCCATCGCCCGCACCAGCGAGGCCAAGGCGCTCGGCATCAAGATGGGCGACCCGTACTTCAAGATCCGCGACCTGTGCCGGGTCCAGGGCGTGCGGGTGTTCTCGTCGAACTACACCCTCTACGGCGACATGTCGGGGCGGACCAACGCGGTCTACCGGCAGTTCAGCCCGCAGGTGGAGATCTATTCCATCGACGAGAGCTTCCTGAACCTGTCGGACGTGGCGCCGGTCTTACGGGGCGAGCTCGCGCGCGACCTGCGCGCCACGGTCCGGGCCTGGACCGGGATCCCGACCTGCGTCGGCATCGGCCCGACCAAGACGCTGGCCAAGCTCGCCAACCACATCGCCAAGACCGTGCCGGTGCTGAACGGCGTGTGCGACCTGACCGACCCGGCGGCCTACGCGCATTGGCTGTGCCGGATCGACGTCGCCGAGGTCTGGGGCATCGGCCGGGCCTCGCTGGCCAAGCTCCAGGCGATGGGCGTCGAGAGCGTGGCGGACCTGCGCGACCTCGACCCACGCCCGGTGCGCAAGGGCCTGACCGTGGTCGGCGAGCGCATCATCTACGAGCTGCGCGGCGCGGCTTGCCTGCCGCTGGAGATGGTGCCGGCGCGGCGAAAGGGCTGCGCAGTGACGCGCTCGTTCTCCGGCCGGATCACCGAGCGGGCGGTGCTGGAGGAGGCGGTAGCGGCGCACGCCACGCGGCTCGGGGAGAAGCTGCGGCGGGAGGGGTTGGGCACCAACCACGTCACGATATTCTATCACACGAGCGAACACGACCGGGACGAGCCGATGCGCTCGGTCTCGACCACCGTACAGCTGCCCGAGCACTCGTCGGACACGCTGGCGTTGATCAAGGCGGCGCGGCACGGGGTGGCGCGGACCTGGCGCGAGCCGGGCGTGCGGCCGTGGCGGTACAGCAAGGCCGGGATCGTCACGAACGACCTCGTGCCGCTGTCGCACAGCCCGCGGGCGCTGATCGGCGCGCTGGATCGGGACCGGTCGGGGCCGCTGATGGCAGCGATGGACGCGTGCAACGCGCGCTGGGGACGCGGCGCCGTCGTGCCGGCGCGGGCGGGGCTGGTGAGCCGGCGCGACTGGAACACCAAGTTCGAGATGCGCACGCCGCGGTACACGACGCAGGTGAGCGAGCTGCCGGTCGCCTACACCTAAAGGTCGGGCGTCAGGGTTCGGCGCTCTCGCGGATACCAAGCGCGATCAGTAGCTCGCGCCCACCCGGCGTCAGGTGCCATACGCGCCTGCCGGTGTTGCCGCGCGTTGTGCGCTCCTCGACGTAGCCGAGCTCTTCCAGGATCGGCATCACGGTCGGGTAGGCCTCATGCCTCAGTCCGCCGGGGTTCTCGGCGACGGCGCGCAGGGCCTCAAGGTGACGGCCACGGATCGGGGCTTTCGGTTCGGAAGGCATGGCGGCGACGGACTATCGCGAGTCGCTGTCCTCGACGAGTCCACGGCTCGAGGCCAGGCGCCACAGATCGGCGTCGGCATAGACCAGATCGCCAATTTGCCAGTGCTCGAGCTCGTCGCCGATCGGCCACACCGCGACGCCAGCGGCGCGGAGCGCGTCGACCGCCTCCATGATCGGGTCGGCCTCGTCGCTCATGCCGCTAACCCAGCGCGATCAGCATCCAGGTGCGGGCCTTGGCCATCAGGTCTCCGTCGCCCGCTGACGGGTCGGACGCGATCACGCGCTTGATGATCTCGCGCGCCTCGATGCCGCTTATCCCGATTCCCTGCGCGAAGCCGCTCAACCGCTCCATCAGGCGGTCGACGGACGCCGCGTGGTCGGGATCGGTGTCGCCGCTCATCCCTTCACCGGGTGCGCCAGCAGGATCGCAGTCCGGATCATGTTGCGCTTCCAGGCCGGCTTGTCGGTAGTCAACGCCTCGGCCGCCCGCGTGTTCGTGCGGAGCGTCTCAACGAGGTCGAGGGTCCAGCCCCTCGCCAGCGGGTAGGCCTCGGTCGCCAGGTCCGCGAGCACGGCGTCGGCCGCGGCATCGATCTCCTGGTCGGTGACCTCAGCGGCTTTGCGCAGTTCGGAGACGGTCGGCGGTTCCTTGGCCAT